TGTCCCGGCTGTTCCTGCCGCAATCAATCCTGCACCGGTAGTGGCTCCAGAACCGAGTGTGTTTCCAATCATACCCATCGTTACGCCAAGTCCTTTTAGACCGGTTCCCTTTGCGGCTGAACCTATGATTGAACTTCCAATACTTCCGGCCAGTGATGTTCCGGTGGCTGCATCTTTACCGAAAATTGCTTTTCCTACGCTGAAAGCACCTTTGCCAAGGCTCGCAACTGGACCTGCGATTTTGGCAAGCATAATTGCAGAAAAAATGGAGGATAAATCTGCCGATTCTCCCCCTGGAAGTAACTTTCCTGCGCTCTTTGCCATATTTCCGAAGCCCTCAAACAGTTTGCTTGCTATCGCATCTGTATCGAACCCCTCTGCAAATCCTTTCGCAAACGAAGCCCCAACGCTCGCACCCTCATTCAAAGTGTCCGAAACATCCACTCCAAGAAGTGTTAATATTCCGAGCTTTAATCCGGTTCCGATGCTGGTTCCCATATCGCCTGCAATATCTGCGATTTTCCGCTTTCCGGTGCTGTGCCACCATTCGCTGAACGGTTCTGCGATGAAATCATCCCAGGCAAGTTTCACTTTTCCGAAGAAATCCGCATTTTTCCACTCATCCGACTGTGATAATTCTTTGAATTTCCTCTTCATTCGGTCCACTTTGCTGTCTACCCAGTCCATCATCTCATTAAGTCCCTGCTCAACTTCCGGCATCTGCTCCGTCAGCCAATCCGCAATGCCTCTCACATAAGGAGATAATCTTTCTCCGAATGAGATTTTTACTCCATCCATAGCTGATTGCAGCAATGTGATTGAACCCTCTAAGTTATCCAGCATAGTGTCAGACATTTTAGATGCGGCTCCATCTGCATTGTTGATAGATTCAGCCAGTTTGTTGTAATCGGATTCTGTCGCATTGATAATTGCCAGCATACCAGACATAGCCTCTTTACCGAAAATGGTACTTGCGGCTGCTGTCTTTTCGGTTTCAGATAATCCTCCCAGGCTTGAACGTAAATTATCAAGAACGCCTTTCAGCGTTTTCATATTTCCGTTGCTATCCGTAAGGCTGATTCCGTATTTCTTCATGGCGGTTGCCATCTTATCTGTTGGTGCCGCCATATTCGCCAACGCTGTTTTTAAGGATGTACCAGCCATCGAACCCTTTACGCTTGCATTTGCCATCAGTCCCAGGGCAAGAGATGTGTCCTCAACGCTGTACTTCATCGCTCCTGCGATTGGTGCAACATATTTGAAAGATTCTCCCATCATGGAAACATTGGTATTTGCACTCGCCGCCGACTGTGCCAATACATCTGAAAAATGCGCCGCATCGCTGGCTTTCAAACCAAACGCTGTGAGCGCATCTGTTACAATATCACTGGTTGTTCCTAAATCCTCCCCGGATGCAGCTGCCAGGTTCAGGATTCCCTCGATACCATCAAGCATCTGCTGTGAATCCCATCCGGCCATAGCCATATAATTAAATGCCTCTGCACTCTGCGTGGCGGTAAATTTTGTGGTCGCTCCCATCTCCTTTGCCTTGGCTGTTAATTTATCGAATTCACTGCCGGTTGCCCCGCTTACTGCTTTGACCTGTGACATAGCGGCCTCGAAGTCCTTATATGTATCAATCGTATCTTTCAATCCGATACTGACACCGAGAACCGCCCCCACTTGCAAGATTGGATTTTTTAGGAGGTTTATTACGCCTCGTATCGGTGCGGTGGCAAGGTCTACTGCTTTCATTGTCACGCTCCAGGTCTTTCTTCCAAAACTGGTAAGACCACCCTTGATTGTTGACAATATTGGTGAAATCTTATCTTTCGCCTCCAACAGCACCGAATACTTTTCTTTCGCCCATGATAACAAACTTTTCTGTGTTTTCTGTGCCGACCGGTCAAACTTTGTAACCTCATCATTTGCCTTTTTCGCAGATGTGCTCATTTGGTCGGTAGAGCTTTTCACTTTGTCGGCTGCATCCTTGACTTTGTTCATGTTCTTTTCAACACTCGATGTACCAGGACCAGTGTTATCATCGACTTCGATAGGTATCTCAATTCGTATTGTTTCCGCCGTCCTCCTCTCCTCCTTTCGTGCTTTCTAAATAAATCCGCATGGACGCAAGCATAAACGCCTGTACTCCATGCGGTTTTTTATAAAATTCATCCGGTGTAATTCCTGTCCGTTGGAATATGTGATGCAACAGACAAGTCTTTCCTCCGGCTTTAATTAGTTTTTTGCTACTTCCTCGATATTCTCCTCGAATCCGCTAAGAGAATCGATGCACTCAATAATCTTGTCTTTCTCTCCGGCTTTCAGGCAGTATTCGATAACATCCAGACCATTCATAATCTGGAGGTCTTTTGCTCTAAGGCTTTCCCATACCTTTTTGTTATCCCAGAGCTTTTCGCGGTCTGCTTCAACCGTCGCTGTATAAATCAGTGCATCTCTGAATTTGACAGTGTTCGTTTCCTCCGGTAATTTCATACCGAACTGTTTGTTTCTCACGTACTTGGTGTGTTTCTTCTTGCACTTGTTGTATTCCTCTTCGGATAACGGTCTGATTTCAAATGCGAAAAGCACCTTTCCATTTCTGGCAATTTCGATGCGCTGTGTATCATCTTTCGCATAATCAGCCGCACTGATAAGCCCCTGGATGAAATCATCCTCATTCATTCTGATGAGGGTTTTGTTCTCCTCTTCGGTTGTTTCCACTTCCGTAACTGCCATGTTCTCCTGCTCCTCATTTACAATCTGTACACTTGCTTTTTTTGTTGTATCTGCCATATCGTTTTTTCCTCCATCTTTCAAAAAATATTGTTAAAATTAAATGGAGGATGCCATCTCGGCACCCTCCGGTGAATCGCACTGTATTTCTTAACCCAGTGCAAGTAAGTTCTGTAATTTCGGTGGTCTGTTGACCGCAAAGTTCCATGCTCTCTTGATAACATCCCCGACGGTAATGTTCTGTAAATCAACCTGTCCACTCGGAATGCACTCACGATACACCATTCTTTCCTCGGTGCCGTTTCTTCCCTTGAGCACGCCCTGGAAATCCCATACAGGCATTGTCTGTGATTCCATAGCCTCGACAAGCTCCTGGATGAAAGCATCATCCTCAACCACAACCTGGGACATTGTAAGGGCAACCTTAAATGTGTTTGCGGTTTCAAGCTCCTGCGCATTTCCTAAAACGGAATATGCGGCATTGTTATAAGTTACATTAGCTGTGAAGCTGTCTACGGTAGCCAGCAACACGCCGTCAGCGTTGTAAATCGCTCCATCTTTACCGGTTCTCGCAAAACGAGAATCTCCGGCTGCTCTTGTGTTAATCATCTTCCGTTACCTCCTTATGCATTTGTGCTGAACTGGAATCTATAAGACAGGTAGATGTGTTCCATAGAATCCTTGTCAACAACGTCAATATCAAACCAAGCACTGTCCCCATCAGCCACATTTACTGCGCTTTCGGAAACGGTAATCGCTGTCAGTTTTCCCTCGGCAATCATATTGTCACCGATTGCCTGTAACTGGCTTACTACAGTGCTTCGACCATCCTTGTCATTGTCTACCTTTCCGACAAGTGCATCTGCCGCCGCATTCATTCTGCGGATAAGCTCGAATCTGGTCTTTACTCTTCTGATTTTCTTCCAACCATCATCCTGATTGTCAGCCGGTGTAATAAGAGTGTTGATAGCATTATCAATCCACACCTGTTTTGCGCTGCTGTAGCTGAGTACGATGCAGCCTTTCTTTTCTGCAGCAATCATCTGTGTATTTGTGAGGCGTTCCAGGATTTCACTGAATCCACTCACAACAGTATGTGTAAGGGAAGAATTTGAAGCGCAAGCTCCAATCATTCCTGCCAAACGTGCCGCCGTCTGGTATCCGTCAATCTCCTTGCCTTGCTCATTCACATAAGCATTGAGAACATAGTTCATTTTTTCATCATTGAATGATGCCGCATGGCTCATTCTGGTTTCCAGGTCAACAGTATGCTTTTCTGCTACAACTCCCTGTGTCAGGGAACCTACACCGAAAATACGTTTCATGAATGACTGCATCAGGATATGTACTGCTGTTTCCTCCGTATCAACACAGATTGTATTGAACTCGTAAGGCTCGACAGCTACAAATCCGTTTGAGTAATCCTCATTCGTAACCTGCGGGTCGGTCCCCGGAGTAAAGGCGTTCTGTGATACATTCATCACGATTGCCTGGTCTTTTCCAGACTGTACCTCTGCTTTGAATTTCTTCGTTGCTGCAAATGCATCTGCAAGTGCTTTTGCTTCTCCTGCGCCTGCGGTAAATTCGACTTTCTCAAATTCTGTCACACCGGCATAGATGATACACTCTTTCAGGGTGCTGTCTGTCAGCTTTTCCCTTACCGTTACGGTAAAGGCTTTCTTTCCCGGATATGCTGCTGTGATTTTTACTGCCGCCTGTCCCTCTGCTGTGTTCAGAGTGGCAGTTGCCGATGTTCCTCCATTACCAACTCGGCAAGCAATAATTGTCTGCGCTCCGCCGTTGATTGCCTCCTGGATGGCATCTGTTGTGCCTCCATTACCGAAAGTGTTTGCAAATCCATCATCGGGATTTAATTCAACCGCAGTATTTAACGGTCCAAAATCGGAACGAAAAAGGACAGCCGTAACACCGCTTACAGTGCCACTCTGCTGTCCTGTCCCTTTCTTCTGAATATTGAAATATGCTCCCGGTCTGACTTTTGTTTCTCCTAAGACATAAGTTCCAGCCATATCTTATTTGACCTCCTTTTTCATGAATGCGTCCACAAGCTCTTTGGCTTTAGACACTGTACACGTTGTTACTCCTGCGACTTTTAATGCCGCAACAACACATTCTCTTTGGACTTTGAAAATGTTTCCTGCCCCGTCTGCAAGTTCCTCGATTGTGTACTCGGATTCTGCCGGAGCTTTTGGCTCTTCTGCCTGTACCGGTGCAGTATCTTCGACAGCATCGGTTTTCTGTTCCTCCACTGCATCTGCTGTGGATTCTGCTTTTGTTCTTGGCATCTTCATACCTCCTAAAAATAATTTTGCGTGGTTCTATTAAGCTGATGTGGTTTTGCTTTGTATCGCAATAAACCATATCTGCCTGTTACAAAAATCTGACCGTCTTTCAGGTAATCAGATTTATTGTCCATCTGTAATTTGCGGATAAACATTGGTGAGTAATCCAGCATTGTGACTTCTCCGTCTAGTGACATCGCATTTGTGATAGCGGCTGCCATTTTCAGCCTCATATCAGTGTCCGGGCATAAAATATGGATGGCAAGTTTACCATCCATCCAAACAACCGTATTCGTTTCCTCTACTTTTTCCATGCTATTGAGCCTGCAATATATAACAGGCGTTTCTCTTGAAGCCTCTGTAATTTCCTCCATACGGTCAAGCCCTACCACGATGCACTCTGGATACAGTTCTTTTACGAACTTATTCATTGCCATTACCGGGTCCGGGTCGGTTGTTTCCTGGCTTGTATATTCCAGGATGTCAAACCTCACATCGCTACCGATAATAAGGTCTGTTTTGCTTTCTGCCAGTTCAAATGCGTCCGTCCGGTTCCATGCGAATGCATACAGCTTTCCATCTTCGGAATGGAGCAACACATCTTTCAGACAATCCCGAACCAGCGGTTCAAGCATTTCCGGTGTTATATCTTCCTCTGTCGCATCCTCTGTGTTCTGGCATAGCAACGATACAGACAATGTTCCTGCGCTCTTCCTCTCCTCATCCGCCTGCATATCATAGTTATATACAAGCCTCGGATAATGAACATCTGTACCCCAGTTCTGGTTATCCTTTGGAGCCTCCGGGCTGAATATCGCCGGGTAATCTCCAAACTTGGCAAGGAATTTTGTTAATCCCTCACGCTCTGTAAATCTTTTTTGAATCAGTTCTTCCAGTTTCATTCCTGCCCTCCATTCTCGACAGGCTCCTCCTCATGCGTTATGCCGTACTCATATACTTCGGACATATCCACAGACCATCGGATTTCCCATTGCCCTGCGGCTGCCTCTGATGCCAGGATAAAAAAATGATTCGTCACATTCCCAATGCCCGGATGAAACTGCACCGCAATTTCATTTCCGTTCACTCCTGTAACGAATCCACTCTTTCCTGCATCCCATGAGGAATGCTTTGCATATATGAGATTGCCTTTCGCTATGGCGGATGTGTCGAACTGCTTCACTGGCTTTTCTGTAATCAGTTCCATCTCTTCGCCTCCTATCAGCTATCTTCGCTGAAAATACTTTCTATTTCCGGCAGTGCCTTTTCTTTGATTTTTTCCACATACGGTCTTGCCGCCATTTTGCTTGTACCGTTTTCCAAATACCCTGCATACGGAACCTGGCTTTCGATGTATGCCGTATATTTTGCTCCACCACTTCCAGATGAACCACCATCAACGCCTTTGGCCCACTGTAATCGCAATGCACCTGTTCTTCTTGCCGGTGGTTCTCCGGGTGATGATGCCTGATAGGTACGTTTTGAATGCGGCTTGCGGTATCTCTTTCCGCCTCTCTGTCCTTTCAGCACTTCCAGCTCTGCATTTCTCAATGCATTATTTACTCTGGCTGCCTTTGACCGGACTTTCTGATTGATGTGCTTTACCTCTTTTTCGACTGCCTCTCTTACTCCATCAGGAGCCTGTTCTGGTGTCATTTTTTATATCATCCCTTTCCTCGACATAATACAGGGTGGAAATTCCAAGACCTCCTGTATCATCTACTGCAACAACATAAAAAACACGATTTCCCAGCACTAATTTATCAGTTTTCTTCGCTAAAGGTGTTCCTCTCTGCACAATCGTATGTGTAACGGTATGGTCCTCGGTAGACTTATTTTTCGCAGTTTCTGTGGTTGCATCTGCAAGGCATCCATACAGAGTTTTTATGCCGTCCCCTTTATGGTCATTCACTACTCGCCCGGTGGATGTCACTTTCTGCCGGTTATTTTCAATCACAAATTCTTTGAAAAGGTTGCCAGGTCTTAAATACATCATGTTTGCATTTATCATCCCTGCCTCGTCCTTTCATTCTCCTGCATACCGGTAAAGAAATACGGTGGTTTCTTGCCTGCGTTTCCTGCAAATGCCGGAACGGAAATATTTTCGGCTTTGACTTCTTTCTTCAATGCCTCGTATGCCTCTTTCCAGGTTTCCGCCCTTTCGTGTAGGCTCAAAGATAATGGTCCTGTCTTTGTATCCACCTCATACGAAAAACGCCGGTAGATACTCTCTACCAGCATCAGCTTTGCTTTCTTCCATGACTTCGGGTACATTTCAATGGCAGCATTGATTTCCTCATCCGTTACCGCACAAGTATTTTCGGCTCCCTGTACCATCGTATCGCCAAGCTCAAAACGCATACGGCTCATCGTGTTTCCTTTAAGGTCTGCCGGGTTGTAACTGTAAGTTCCTGTTGCCATATTCACGCACCGCCTTTACTTTTTCTCCGTATCTTTGTCTGTGTCTTTCGCACTACCCTTTGTAGGCTTCTTACCGCCTGTGGCTGCCTTTTTCTCGCCGCCTGTGCTTAATTCAACGGCTCTGGATTTTGCCGCCGCTTTTACCGCTTCTCTGCTCTCTGTGGCATGAATCGTAATAAGAATGTTTTCATCCTCAATTCCTGCAATTTCTTTGACAGCATCCTCTTCCGGCATCTGCATAACCTCAAATACTTTCACAACTCCTGAAAGCACAAGTGATACCTCCATTTCTCTGCCATCTTCTGCCTTTACCGGGATTGTTACCTGCTCGATAACCACTTTTTCCTCCGGTTTCTTATCAGCCGGTGGTGCTACTTCCTCTGTAAGCTCTCCAATAAAACCGGATGTTTTTAATGCTCTTACTCTTTCAGGGCGGATTGCCCCATCAGGGATTGCATCCCCAGGGGCATAATCAACACCACTGATACGAAGAGCTTTTGTACAAACATAGCTCATCGCTGTACCTCCTTACTGTTTACACACACGCAGACAGGTAGCAAGCCAGGTCATCGGAGGTTTTCTTCATATCCGTAGACATTAAGCCCTCGATGAACTCTGAATGAGTACCACCCTCGCCCTCGAACAGGTCTGTTGCCATGTAGTTTCCGTTGCCGAGCATATCCCATGTAAAGATATATCCTGCGGACGGCTCATCAATAGCCGGTGCATTTGTTGTGTATGTAAGTAATGCTCCATCAGATTCGCATACAAACTTCATATCGTCCGGCTGTCCCTCTTCTGCGGCATTGTATGTTGCCTCCAGGACCTTTACTTCCTCAAATCCAAGTACCTGTGCAAGTACCTGTTCATTTACGATTGCCGGATTTGCCGTACCGCCTGTGTACTTCACACGCTCCAGGATGTCCGGGTGATTCTTTAATGCTGTGAATGAATCATAGCCGAGGCTTAACTTATTCGGCATACGTCTGCCTGCCAGCTTGATTTCTCTCTTTCTTGCATCGAAGAAATTAACCGGGTCGAAATTCGCATCATTGAATTTCAGGAACTGGCTGCCGCTCGGTGTACCAGATGAAATACCAGTGAACTCATTCGCCCAAACTCCTGTCTTGAAAAAGCTCTCTGCGAATAAAATATCAAGGTGAAGCAACTGCTGTTCTGATACAAAACGTACCTTGCTACGTCTTGGGTCGATGGATGCCGGTACTCCTGCACGCTGATAGTTTATGGCTCCAATCTGGTCTACGCCTACGATAATCTGGTCTACAACGCATTTGTAGCTGTTATCAGTGTGTCCCATCTTTGCCGGTGATACTTTACCGAAAGCCGGCTTTCTCGCAACATTATCTCTTGCAAGGTCGCCTTTCAGAAATTCATAATAAAATCCGGTAGAAAAATCCACCGGACAAATCGGAAAAATACTGGTTGCAACATGGTCTTTCGGGTCAGCAAAATAAGCCATGCTCATGTTTGTTAAATAGCGGTTAGGTTTCCATCCCTTATTGATTCTCGCAAGAATCGCCGCATTTCCGTTTACTTCTCTTGTGTTACCCATCGTTTATAGTCCTCCTCTTTCTTACTCTTTCGGTTTGTAGCCAGCCTTAATAAGCTGAACCTTTACCACGCTACCTGCTTCTGTTGCTGCACTAAGGGCAACTGCTGTAATAAAATTACCTGCCGCCGCTTTTACTGCCTTTCCCTCTGCATTGGTTGTAAGCTCATCTCCAACCGCAACTGCCTCTCCGGCAATCCACTTTCCGATGTCCTTTACTTGGATGTCTACATCATCACCGGCCTTTACTTTCTCATCATTCGTAAACAGTGATAAGCCGATAACATTTGCACCGGCTGTCGGCTTTTCAGCCTTACCATTCTTGATTGCCAGGGCAATTCCCTGTGCGCCCTCAATGTCTTTTCCAGCCTCTAACACGATAGTCGGGCTTTCATTGATGCTTGTGCCAAAATAATCTGCCATGTCTTACTCCTCCTTTTCACATTCTGCTGCAAGTTCCGGGTCATTCTGGAATACTTCATCAAGTGCCTGCGCCTTTGTCACATTCTTTGATTTCATAATCTCTGCCGCCTGGGTTTCTGCCTTTAACCATGCTGCGCCATCTGTTGTGCCAGCTCCACCGGATTTACCGATTTCAGTAAAAGCACCGGACTTCTCAACGGCTGCAACCGCTCCATCGAGTACAGCAATCATATCTGTATATGCTGTGCCTCCTGCGGCTTTCAGACTTTTGAGTACCGGTACAAGCTCTTCTTTCTTCTTTCCGATGATTTCATACTTTTTGGCAACGTCCTCAAGCTCACGCTCCTCTGTTGCCTCTCTGAACTTCTTTAAGTTCTCAAGTTCCGCTCTTACTGCCGGATGCATACCCTTGTAGATATCTTCTCCGCCATCTGTTCCCTGCGCCGGTGTATTGGATTTACCGACCTCTGTTGCCGGTATTCCCTCCGGATTCTGCGCCAGTGGAGTTACGCCCTCTGCTCCTGCGGCTACCTCCTCTTCGCCGTAACGCTTCTCAATGGACTGTAAGAAAGCCAGTTCTGCAGGTGTAAGTTTGCTCTTGTCAATTTTCATTTCTTCTGCTCCTTTCGCATCGTTCTGATTTTTGTTCTGGTCCTTTTTCTTTGGTTCTCCGGTTCCAGGCTCATCCTGCGCCTTTTCTGCTTTTTCGATGGTATCATCCAATCTCTTGCGGATGGATTTCATCATCGCCAGGTCTGATGCCGTAACCTCCTCTTTCTTCACAATGTTGGTTGCCTTACCACTGGACCACTGCGAGATTGCATCTTTTGTAAACTCGCAAAACTCGTCAAGGCTTTCCTGCATTGCTGTTGCTGCACTGGTTCCATCCATTTCCTCATCATTCAGAATGGAACACAGAGAAGATTGGAGGGCGTAACAGATATCCCAGATTTCATCTGCGATTTTTCGGTTTTTTACTTCGGCAATTCTTTCTCCGAAGCTCTCCGAACTCTTCTGAATATCATCTATCACGCTTTCCAGCTCCGATGTATCCGGTTCACTTCCTGCGGCTTTTGTAATCGCCGTAATCAGGCGTTTCCAGATATTCGGTTTCTTCTCTGCACCCTCATCATGTGGCGGCTCCACACCGTCCTTGCTCTTAAACAATCGGATGTGTGCCTCTGGATTGGCTCCATCGTCCACAAAATCAACTTTTGTGATTTTGAGGTTTTTCAATTTTGTTGCCATCGCTCTGCTCCTTTCTTAAAAATTCTTTATAATGCAAGAAAAGCACCCTCCCGGATGCCTCCCTGTATTACCGCTATTATTTTTCATCAAAATATTTTCTCGTGACTGTGCTTAGGGATATTAACAGCACCCCAACAGCCACACCGAAAAGGAAAATCCCTATTCCTGCAAGTATTGTCATTCTTCCTCAACCTCCACTCGCTCTGCTTCTCCCTCAATGGAGAACATCGGGTATTCGCCGCTTTTGACCTTTTCCCAGACATCCTCATCAAGCACCTTGAAGCCAATCCACCATCCGACAGGCAACGTGCCCTCCGGGATTCCCATTGCTTTCATTTTCTCCTCGGTAAATACCACCGATTCGATAAGGACTGCGGCTCCGCCTCTTTCGTGCATCTCTCCGCCCTCCCGGTACAGTTCTGCGAACTTGTAAGCAGCACTTTCAAGTTCCTCCGGTTCGATGATGTCCTCCTGGTAATCTTCTATCAATTCCCCATCTGCGGTGATGGATACATTCGCCCATCCAAACGCCAGCATCTTATCATCATCAGATTTTGCAATCTTGAACCGCCCTTTCTGCACTGCCGGTTTCTTCTTTCCGACTCCATCTTCCGTTGATTTCTTTATCAGCTCCGAAAACTTCTGCATGATTCCTCGCCTCCTCTACTTTTTATTTTTATCAGGTGTGACCTCTATGTACTCAATAGCGCACGCACATCTCGGATGCGCTGGTGGTGTGAGGTCGGTTGTAACTTTGGTTCCTATTCCCTTGAAAGAAAATTCCTCATCCATGCCAATTTCCACACCCTCCAAAGAACTACACAAAGAGCACACCATATCATCGCCTGATGTGCTCCATCTCTTTATGACCTCGCCTATAAGTTTCTGTTCCTGCGCCTGTCGCACGCTCTCATCAGCTCCCTTGTTGTAAGCGTATGCCATTTCCGTTTGTGCAATATTGTCCGCCCTCTGCCGGTGCTGACGTTCTGCATACTTCATTGCGGCTGTCCTGGCTTTCTTCTGGATGCTTTCTGCTTTCATCCTCGGATGCTGTTCTCTCAAAGTTTTGACCATATTTTCGTAATATTTGAGATTTGCCTGCGCCTGCGGCTTCGTCAGCCCAATACAGGGGCGAATCATCTTTGCCAGTTCATCAACCGAATGTCTTTCCCGAACTGTCCTTTCCAGGAATACCTTGATTGCCTCTTTCTGCGTATCAGTGCATTGTGTCACAAGCTCGGCCCCTCTTTCCTGTATCCATCCAAGAACCTGCTTCGTTGAAAAAATATAATCCATATCTGCAAGAGCCTGGATTATTGGCTGGCTTGTGGAACCGGCTATAATCGCATTCTGCCACATACCGTTGAGTTTTCCCTGCACCAATAAAGAATAGTCCTGCATCCATTCATCGGCTGTCTTTTCGTCCAGCTCTCCATCAAGCACTGCCTGTCTTAATTCCTGATACGTGATGGCATTGGACTGGTCTTTCCAGAATCCGCATAACAGCTCAACCGGTTCTGAACTGGCTGTTTTCAGATAATCCTCCAACTTTTTCAGGATTTCCGCACCGTTACCGGCTCTGGCTTTTCTGAACCTCTTCCCAGGTCTTATCAATATTGCCATGATTAGTACCTCCCTAGCCGCCGTTTGGCAGCTTCAGTAATGTCACTGGGTATTTCTCCATCGCCATCCTTTGGCTCTTTCCCTGCCGCCGTTGCGCTTTCTGGCGGTTGGTTCTGCGTCTGTTGTGTTGCTCTTACCTCATCAGGTGTTCTTGTGTCAGATGTTCTCTCCGGTAAATGTCCCACCTGTCTAATGTAATCTTCCAAACCATCATCGGGAACCAGTACACCGATACCGGTCATATCTTTGATAAATGCAGAAACTTTCGTGATGTCTGCATCCTCAATATCCCCATGCGTCATTTTGGGATAATCTGTGATGCCCTTGAAATGCTCTCCGTTAATATCAATCAAAGCCGGGATTGCCTGGCTGTTGAATGTTTCGCAGATAATATCAAGAAATGCTCCGCACGCCATTGAGAACAGCTCCGTTTTATCGGAACTCAACGCCCAACTGCCGTTTTGCTCATGCCCCAAAAATATAAAATCCGCCAGTACCGTCATTGCAATACGGTTATCATAGCGGTTGATGATTGCGTTTGTATCAAATTGTCGGCTGCCTCCGGTACTTAATAGTTCCAGTTTATAGCCATCTGGAAGAACAACGCCCTCCATCTCATCCCTGCGGATGTTCCTAACCTGCGTCTGTAATCCGTTCAGGATTTCTTGCGCCTGCTCATCGTCAGGATTCCAGATATCTAAATCTGACGGTCCATATATTACCGGAAGTCCTGCAAGGTCACGTTCAATACCGATGCCCTCAACCTCCTGTATTCTTCTCTTGAAATACCAGGAACGGTACGCATTACGCAAAATAGACCTGCCCTCCGGGTTGTCCTTTCGGCTCTTGGTTCGGAAAAGCAATGCCTTTTCAATCGGAATCGTGTACAGGTTGTAAGATGGAGGCGGCATCTGCGTCATTCCTTTCAGATTGTCCTCATCGTCATACTCCCATTGGTAAAGGGTTTCCTGCGCTCGTATCGGAAGTTTTCTCCATCCGATAAGCCCATCTGCATATTTACTTCGTGTTCTACCGTCTTTTGTCCTCCCCATTCTTCGTTTGTAAACAATCTCGTGATAGCTCCATCCGAATGTGAGGAATGACAAGATTTCTGATATGGTGTCAATCCATGTGTTCTGCATATCATTCATGCAGCTTTCGACAAACTCTGCCGCATCAATATCTGCCTGGCTATCTCCTCCAGGTTCCACGTTCCAATCAGTCTGTCGAACCAACATCTCGATAGCAAAAAGGATAGCGCCTACAACATCGTCATTTTCAGACATTTCTCTGTAAGCCTCTATCCCTCGTTTTCCTCTAAGCTCATGCAGGAACTCTTCGTAAATCACTCCACCATATCGCCTTTGTCCTATTCGTCCAATTTCTTTGTTATCGGCCATCTTTACCACCTCACTTTCGCCAGTAACTTTCTTTGCTCAATCCTCCATCTGTCGGAGGTGCGGAATATGTATTTCCGCTTTCAAGTTCTGTAAACGCCGAACTGCTCGCATCCACCATATCCTTGAACTTGCTTTCCGGGAAACTCTCAACCTGGTTGAAATACATCTCATTCCAGGGAGCTATCAGCACATCAACGTTGCCTTTATCCATTCCCTCAAGTCCTAACCACTGTGCAGAAAACGGCTCTGCTCTTGTAACCTTATCCCCGGATTCAGGGATGCACTTAACAGTAAAACCGGCTAAGAATTTTAAGAAACTCTGCGCCTGGTCCTTTCCTGCCTGTCCTGGGTCTTGCGGAAGTCTTGTGAAAACTCTTTTGTGCTTTGCTCTATCGGTAATGCAGGTCTGCTTTATTATCTCCCGGACATCTGCCGAGCTAAGTCTTTTATTGATAACATCGGCAATGATATAACGTCCGTTCCTCCTCTTGCCAATAAGAACACCGGCTGTATATGCCGGGTCGCCCTTTTCATCCTCGGATGTGGCTGCAAGGTCCCATCCTCTCGCCCACTTGATAACGTCTGTCGGTAATTCTTCCAGCATATTTACCTTTGTGCGGCGGAACATCAAGCCTGCGGCTGCCTTAATCTTCCAGTTGCCTCGGAGAAGCCTTTCTCTCTCAATCTCCGTCAATGCTAACAGGTTGGCTTTGTATCCTGGGTTTTCTTTCATCAAGATTTTGTTATCATCCAACGTGGACATAATGAATGTGACAGATTTCGGCATTGTTTCTGCCTCTTCCTCGCCTATATTGGCATCAAGGGCAATCTGTACAGCCTCTTTCCTTGTGGCAGCCCACATAACAGTTTCGTTAATGCGGACGAACCATCTCTTCTTGCCGGAACGTTCCTTTATCGGATAGCCGGTGTCCTGGTCTATCCACCATGAAATAAAATCAGCAACCCACGAATCCGCATCTGGATTGCAAGTTGCTCTCATGTATGGCTTTACTCCGCAAACACTACGGTTTCGGGATAGCATATAAAAAAACTGTTTCTCGGAAAAATGGGTAAGCTCATCAAATCCTATCATGGTTATCTGCGAACCTTGCCATTTCTGCAAATCATCATCTCGGTTGATATAGTCAAATGCAACTGTCATACCGTTTTTGAACTTCCACATACCTGCGCTGTATCTTCCATCGGCTCCCTTTATATCTCCATATACGTCATTGCTCGTATCCCACAAGCCGCCCTGGTTGAATATCTGCTTATATTCGTGTCGGAATATTACAGCACCAAACCGTTTGTTGTTCTTATACCTCAAAGGCTCAATCAGCAATCCGTATGACTTTCCTCCTCCTGCGGCTCCACCGTAAATAGCAATATCTGCTGTTGTTGAAAGGAATTTTTCTTGCGGTCCTTTCTGCGGCCGTATGACTTTGATATTACTCATCGTCCTCGCCCTCCTTTTCTGGCAGATATATTTCTACTGGCGTTCCACCGGTCATGCCTCCATCCTCTTCGGCTTTCTTTGCCTCTCTGTCCTGTTTCTTCCGGTATGCAAATTCTTTTTCTTGTAGCTGTTGCGTTGGGTTCTGCCCTGCGGTATCTCTTAGGAACTTTGCAGCATTTACATTTCCATTCGCCGCCTGCACCAACATTGCCGCCATCACTCCCATACTGTAGTCCATATCCTCTTCGTCAATCCCTAAAGCTGTGAGCGTGGCTTTCATGGTCGATTGCTTATTCGATACCGGCATATTCAACAGCATTTCGGCTGCCTTTCGCATATCCCTTTTCTTACGCCTCGCTGCCCCGGATGCTTTACCTCCTGCTGTGGCGATTTTTCTTTGCTCGCTCTTTGTTCGGCGGTTCATAGGTATCAGATTTTCGTCATTTGCCAATGCCACCACCTCGCTTCGTTCTCAACTCCGATAAAATTAAATAAAGCAAGCGTCCTTTCTCGCCTGCTCCATCTTTTTGACCTCCAGATTAGGGGCTGTCATTCTACAAGGTATGTCGCACATTGACATATCCGTTACCGCCGCCATTTTCTTTGCCAGAATATCTTCGTCCATGATATGACCTATAATCTGATACGGCTTATGACAGCAGTACATGACTTCGCCTTTTTCATTTAAAGCCATCTGCGCCCAGCTTGCGGTGCATCTCTCTTCCTGCCTGTCGAGTAATCCCCATTTGAAATTGAGCGTCACCCTTTCATCATCCATCGCCATATCCGATACGATTTTCTTTATTTCCTCCGCATCTCTCTTTTTCCTCTCATCCCTGTAGTAACTTCCTGCGGTGCTTTCCACTGGTCTGAAAACCATGTAGTCAACGTCCAGGTCCTTATTTGCATCGTAAAATCTCTTTACATCCTCCGGCTCTTTTACAAGCTGTTGGATTCCAAGAGATGTGCCAGGACTGTTTTCTTTTTTCCATGCTGCATACGCTTTTATGTTCTCCCGGACTGTTTCATATGCCGCCACGCCTCGCAACTGCTCATAGCTTTCATTGCTGTACGCATCAAGGGACACTTTCAAGTAATTCGGTTTGACCTTTACCAGCTTATTGAAATTCGTATTTATTCCCCACTGGAAATTGTTCTCGGTAAGCCATCCTGCAATCTTTTCAAAATCAGGATTGATGGTCGGCTCTCCTCCACCGGTCAGTATAAATCCCTGTACGCCCATAACTGCCAGTCTTTTTGCGTATGTGATAAAATCCTCATATCTCATTGCCTGTGCCCCTGTATCCAGCTCCCACCGTCCGTAGGTGCAATAGGGACATCTGTTATTGCAATAATTTGTGAGGAATATATCTGCTGTTATGGGTTTCTTTTCCCCTGCAATCCTGTCTATATGGCTTAGCATCTTTTCGCCTGTTATGTTTTTCTCCATTTTCTAGGTATCCTCCTTTCTCTCTTTCCTCCACTTTTCATTCAGGATTTTCGGGGCTGTGTGTTCCCAGTTTATCCCGTGGTGTATTCTCTTGTGCGTGGTATACATCATGCTGACTTTTACAGCGCTCGGCATACTCATAATCGCATAAAAGGTTTTTAGGTACGTGCCGCCCTCCTTATACGCATCTGTCATTCCTCCCGACAGGCTTTGGGTTGGCAACTGTACCACGCAATATTGTGTATTTGAAAAGAACAGGTGTCCCCGGCTGCTCAATGTTGTATATGTCACAACATCTTCGTTCATGGTTCCCCTGTACTCTATCGGCGTATCTGTCTTGCAAAAGAAACTGTTCATCGCCTTTCGTAATAATCCTTTGTGGAAGTTTCCTCCGTCTACTCCTCCAACGAAATCTCCTCCCTGGCAAAATGCCACTGTATCAGCTCCCGACACCTCCAGGAACTGAATCATATCTTCAAACACTCTGTCAAAATCATGCGATGGCTTATATTTCAGCTTTCCATCTTCCTCGTACCGGTAATCAATGCTTTTGTAATCATCATCCAGCATCAGGAAGTATTTCAGCCCCAGTTCTTCCGCAATCCTCCAACATTCATTACGAGCATAAATGATTGCCCTGTGGTCATTGAAATTATCCATCGTATCTGCCCGGTCATATGCTGCCTGCTTATCAAATATAATCACTCGGTCTGCTCCGAAGTTCTTTTTATATTCTTCTGCCTGCTCGTCCTCATCATCTATGATGAAATATATCTTACCGGTATATCCTGCCTTTTTAATTGCAGGAACCGTAACCACATTATCAGCTCGCCCATGTGTCAGTATGAAAACTGCGAAATCATTCCTCATCGGCTTCGCCCTCCATAATGTCTGTGATGTCAGTTGCCAACTGCACATATCCGTTTGCTATGGCATCGTTCACATCAATTATTACGAGTGCAGATTTTTCAAACAATTTCTGCACTTCCGGCTCTGCGTGTGCGTAATACTCTGCGATATTCCGGTAATTAAATACATTATGTCTGCGTGCCGCCTGTATCAGGAACTCCCTTATCTCCTCCGGGATGTCTGTGGCTTCAACTTCCTGTATCAGCTCATCCGCCTTGCTGCTATCCAGCATATCAGATATTTCCGGGCACTCTCCTGTAATTTCATACTGCGGTATTTTGACTTTCAGAGTGTACTTATCGTCCTGCATCTCCTCTCCCAGTTCATCCTCCCCAACAGAAAATCCGAACTGGCTCATATCAATGTTTATGATTCCCTGCATTTCTTTTCCCAGTAAGTCCTCGTCCCACTCTGCCAGCTCTGCGGTCTTGTTGTCTGCCAGCCGGAACGCCTTAATCTGCTCGTCCGATAAATCATCTGCACTGATACATGGTATGTCGGTGATTCCCAGCTTCTTTGCCGCTTTATATCGGGTGTGTCCTGCGACAATCACTCCATCTTTGTCAATGATAACTGGATTTTTGAATCCAAACTGCTGAATAGATACTGCTACTGCATCCACCGCCATATCATTATGTCTTGGGTTATTCTCATACGGTTTCAGTTCTCCAATCTTCCGCATGACAATTTCAATGCTGCTGTTCATTTATTGCCTCGCTCCTTTCATCTTCTCGGCTCCTGCGTCTGTTCATCCTCTGTGCTCCTCGTTCCGGGCAAAACAAAAAGCCATACCGTTTTCAGATATGACTTTTCATGTTACTGATATTTAATTTTAGGAGCGTGGCAGGTATTTCTCCTGCCACACGAGAAAAAGAACGAGTACAGCAGCCACATTCTTTACAATCAAAACTTCTTCTGATTGCACCATACACTATATCATCGGTCGAATTGACGGTCAAAGGAAAAAAAACGGATTCAAAATAAACCGAACGGTTTTTTATTTATCCATCGGGTTCCCAAAATCATGCAAAATCATAGCATCTAAGCCGAAAAATAGCACCGTCAGGTCATTTCGTGCCTCTTTTGCATCTTTCTGGATTGTGGACAATTCCATGTTATAAAATTCCGCAATTTCCTTTGTGCTCTTCTTTTTCTCTCTGTCAAGGTACATCATCTGAATGACTTTCCATCTGCGCTGTATAATCTCATTCGATGAGGTTTCGCACTCTCTCTGGTACACTTCCAGCATCCGGTCTACGTGTGCAAGCATAAATTTTACTGCATTGATTCCCTTTAACTGCCTATGTAACGTTTTATCTTCATCAAAGATTCTGAATCCGTACAGAACATCCATATTTACGATGCTCTCATCCACCTGCTCTGCCTCATCAATAGTGCAGACTGCCTTTTCTGCATAGTCTTTCAGCTTCGTGTAATTCTCTAACAGCTTTTTGGTATTATACAGGAGGGTTTTCTTTTCCTGCGCAATACTCTTTTTTCTTGCCTTTTCGCTTCTCTCAACTGCTTTATCGGCAGCCTCCTCACAGAGTGCTTTTATTTCCTCTTTCGTGAGTGATACTCTTCTTTCTGCTTTTCCCACTTTCTCTGACCTCCTACAATTACAGATTGACTTTTCGGAATTGTCATAATAAAATGACAGTAGTTTTTGTGTTTTATGAGCCGATTGTCAATCATCGTATTGCAAGAGGCTCTATTTTTTTATTTTCTGCGGAACATATTAGCAACCGGGCAAGTGGCAAAATGTGAAATGTACCCTACGCCGGTGGCATCCTGCGTCCCAGGCTGTACAATTTCCGCGCTTACCGTTTCACCGTTCGGTGTGACGATTCTCTCTTTTCCTTTTCCCTCTTTCGGAACCCGGTATGTTATCAGCCTTGCGTTTACTGGCATATTCTTACCGTTTATGGTCTTAATCCATAATATCTGCTGGCGGCATTTTGCACAGGTTCCAAAATTTCCACGATTCGCCTTTTTCATCCTTTATCGCCTCCTTTCCAAGGCTTGAATCTTGATTATTCACTTTCTTTGCTCAAACCCTCTGTTGCTTTCCTTACCTTTTCGACCTCTTCCAGTTCAGGAAATTCAATGGTTTTGCTTAATGCTTTTACTGCCAATGCGCAACCGTTTTTCTTTTCCACCTGGTCTGCCAGGTATCTCAACGCAATTACCAACAGAGTTGCATCCGCTTTGGAATATGGCTGTACCGCTCCGATAATTTTATTGGAGTAATACTGTAACCCCTGAATGACCATCTTTGCCGATTCTTCTCTTTTTCCATCTGCAAGGATTTCCTGTGCTCTGATAATAAAGCTATGCATTCTCTTTTCTCTCTTGAACATCTCTATTCCTCCATCGGGTCATCGTATGGGTAATCATCATCGCCCTCGCTGAATGGTAATGGCATACCACTATCGTCTGTGCTATCGTAATCGCCGCTAGGAACGTCGGTATCTGTTTCCTCATCCACATTATCGGGTACGGTCATCATACCGTCTGATTCGCCGTCCTGCTCTTCCTCCTGCGGCTCTTCTGATTCCTCATTCGCCTGATTGTCCGGTAGGAAGTATGTAGGCTGTCCCTCAACGGCTGGTGTTTCACTATCCACAATATCTGCATCGTTCTCTGCCTGCTGCTCCATATCGAAAATGTTCATCTGTCCTCCGGTAGAAACATATTTCAGCACATATCGTTTCAGCTTTTCATCATATACCAGGCACATTCCTGTATCTCTCTTACCGTCCGCACTGTCCTTTACCGGCACAACGGTGGAAATCTTATGCTTGATAAGAGGCTTTTTGATTCTTACCGTTGTTCCATCTTCCTGCGGTACGAAATCCTCATTCAGTTCGATGCTGATTTTGAGGTCGATACTTCCCTCGTCCATATCAGACTGTTCCATCTTTCTGAATAACTTCTGCATCATCAGATTGAATGTTTCTCTTGCCGCCTGGAATGTATCGCTTTCCAGTGTCATTTCCTCGTAATTTAAAATACTCATTTTGTTTGAATCCTCCTATGTTTTATTTGAAAATCTATTCCACTGCCCGGATGAATACGTCCACCCTTGGTGTATCAGAATAGAACTTTCGCACCTGCGTATCTACAATCGCATTATCGTCATACCACGCTACGCCATTCAACGCGTCATATATGAGCTTTGCCACATTATCAAGGTCCGGCTTCACTGTTGGTCTGATTCTATGCTCAAGCATTTCTTTCCGCCGCTTCTTTGAGGTTGATTGTGGTATCGGATAATATGCTATGATGCGAATATCAAGAGGCTCCTTTTCCTTAAATCTCCTGCCTCTGGCAACTTCCAGGAAACACTCTGCAACCTCTTTTTCATGCTGTGTTGTCTTTTTTGGCGTGTAAGTCTTTGTATATGTACCCATTCTGGCGAATTTTGGTCGCTGTTTTCCGAACGGATTTCCAGGTACTGTAAATTTGATTGATTTCATATCGCCAGCCTCCGTTATTTCCAGTATCATTGATTCATCGCCTTTCTAATCTTCAAAAATATAGAACAGTGAACCCTCCATTGTGTAACCAAAGCAAAGGTTTCCATCATCGCAAATCAAGGCAAGCTCCAACTGCGACAGATTTGTGTTATTCTTAATGACTGCATAGGTTGAATGATTATATCCGGCCGTTCTTTTTAATACGATGTCATAATCATCCGGGTTTTCCACTTCATATCTTGAAATTTTGTACTTTTCACAAAGTTCTTTGTAAATTTCACGATTGATACTGGCTTTTTCCGATTCGTTTCCTGTAAACGCCCACTCCCGATATATCTTTTTCTCTAAGCTCATGACTTTTCCTCCTCTTTCTCTCTGTATATTTTCAAGGTGTAATCATAAGATTTCCCTGATTTTCTAGGGATTCTGCCCGGTCCTACTGTGTATCCGTTTTTTACCAGGATTCCAGTCATGATTGACCGGTCCTCCACTGTTGAACAAATCAACTCCGCTACTTTTTCCATCGCTTAATCCTCCAATAATCTCTTTCGCATCTCATCGTATCTATCCGCCGCCTGGTTCATCCTCCAGGATGCCCCGGCTACTCTGTGCGGAAAACACATCGCAAAAATTCTGTCATATATCCTTTTGTATCTCGTATCCATGTTTTCTTTCATATCCGTCAACATCAAATTAGTTGTCAGAATCAGCGGCTTTCCTGCGAGGTATCTGCTGTCTATCACGTTGTAAACCTTTTCCAGTCCATAATCCGTATTGCGCTCTGTTCCTAAATCATCGATGATAAGCAGCTTTGCATTGTTCAGCCTTGCTATCAGCTCTGATTCCTCCACCTGCTTGTCCTGTATCATCTGTAATATTTTTACAAATGATGTCATTATTACCGGTATTTTCTGATTCAGCAGTTCGTTTGCAATGCAAGCGGCAGCATAACTCTTGCCGGTTCCAACTGGACCATACAGAAGTAACCCCTGATTGTTCCTGTACATCTCGTCAAAATTCTGCACATAATTTCTGACTATCTTATAAAGCTGTGCATTATCTTTGTTCTGCTGAAATGTGGCAAGGTTGGCGTTTTTCAATCTGTTCTCAATAAGACTTGCTGACCGCAGGCGTTCCATGCGCTGTAATTCCTGTCTGGCCTCTTCCTGCTTCTTTCTATCCTCTTCTGCCTTTGCCTCGCATTTACAGATACAAGGAACCGTAATGGTTGCCCCATCACCGCCGGGGATTTTTACTCTGGTCTGTCTTTTCCCTCTGCATTTTCCGCAATGGATAAGACCGTCCTCGATATAATCTCCCTCGCGCATCATTTCCTGCTGTGTTCCTTTTTCTCTTGCAATCCTCTCTGCAAATCCTGTGAACAATTCTGCTGTTCCCTCCATCTGCTATGCCTCCAATCTATCTGAATGGGTTTCCCTCATCCTCTTGTGATTCCTCAACCCTATTATTTTCCCGTTTATTCAAGAAGTCCTCAAAAGGTGTATTCTCACTAAGGAACGTCTTGGCGTGTTTTATGTATTTACTCTCTGTTCTCTCTCGAACCAGTTTTTTCTTGTAATTTTCAGCCGCTTCGCACAATTCATCGGGTGACCATCCATCATTGAGGCGTGCCTTGTATTTCTTATACGCTTCGCCTTTTCCATCTTTTCTTGGGTATATCCTCCAAAATCTCTGGAAATCTGTGCTGTACTCTGTTTTCTTCGGTTTCTTTGGTGGCTCCTGCGGTACTTCCTGCTCCGGTGCTTTCTCTTCCGCCATCTCTATTCCAGGAATATCAAGAACCGACTGGGTTTCTTCCATACCATCCGGTTTTTTCGGTTCTTCTGTCTGTACCTTTTTCGGTCTACCTCCCAGCTTTCCGTTTCTTCTGTTTATCTCACATCTGGCATCGTACTTGTCGCTATCTCTTTTGAGCTGTGACCGGATAAAGGAGAAAGCCATTAAAGGCAGTCCTGCCAGCTCTTCACAAGGCAAATCATTCACATAACAGAAGATTGCCTTTATCAGCTTTCCAGCCTCCTCATCAGACATGAGCGAGAAGTGGTCTATATAATCGTTATAAAGTTGAAAGCTCTTTTTGTCCTCTGACTTTCCCATTGTATCCGCTCCAATTTCTCTAAACTTCTGCTACAAGGTCGGCTATTCCTATCGGTCTTTTCAGGACTTTAGTTTCCCGGCAGTAATCGCAGCAATGGCATCTCAAAGGTTCGATTTCTCCTCTCTTTACTGCCAGTACGTGATTGATATTTGCTTTTACAACCTCCCTCGCCTCTCTCAGGTAATTATCCTGTACATGGATAATCTCAATATTCGGTGTGCTTTCCTTACTGATTCCGGCAATATAGAACGGCAATCTCTTTCCGGTATTCTGATATACGACTTCCTGATATATTGCGCCCTGGATGTCGTACCCCCAGTAGCGGACGAAATCTAAGTATCCTATATCTCGCACCCACTCCAATTTTGTAAGGGATGCCATAACTTTAAGGTCCACAATCGCAACTCCCGGAATATAACTGTCCATTTTGATTTTCCAGGGTGTTCCATACAGTTCTGCGGTCATTATGACCTGCTTTTCCCCGGACATATATTTCATAAAGAGTTCGTCCCTCTCTGCTCTCTGAATCAGCGCATCCGCTTTTACATATTCCGCTTTCAGATTTCCATCTTTTTTGAACATTTCCGTGTGTTCACTCTTAAATGCATCAAGTGTACCCTCGAAATATCTATCAACATAGCTGCCAACCATCAATGCTGTTGAGCTTGCCTGCGCATACTCGCCTTTGAGTTTTGCAAGGGCAGCCTCCTCGCAAGCCACCCTGCCATATGTACCGTTGAAATCCTTGAACTGGGATACGGACATATACTCATAATTTGCAATGTCTGAATAATAATTTTCTTCTGTCAACTGCATTCCCATTTCTTAGACCTCCCTGTACTCTGCCCCAACAAATTTGATATAATCCAGAATCTTTTTATGCTGTTCTTCGTTTCCTCTGACCTGGATTGTCCAAATCTTTTTGCCTCCACTTAATCCCGGCTGCTGTGTTACCGGATTAGCAATCGTTCCGGTTACTGCCTGCTGATATGCGTGTCTTTCAATGCTTTCGATTGCCTTTCCCATTTCAGTCTTAGGTTCTGCAGAAGCGACAGGCTCCGGTGCTTTCTCTGGTTCCTGCGGCTGTTCTTCCTTTTTGGCAAGTGCTTCACGCTTTGCCGCCTCTTCTCTCTCCCTCTTCTGTCTTTCTCTTTCCAGAATCATTTCTTTCTGCTTGCGAAGCTCCTGGACCTTAGATAACGCCTCGGATAATACCAGATTTCTCTCATATACCTTTTTCGCATCCTCTCTGAAATCTTCCTCAATTCCATCAAGGATGTTCAGGTCGCCTTTTGTATTCTCAAATGCAGTATTTACCGCATCCTGCCAGGTTTTCTTCGTGGTGGATTTGTTCTCCCACTTACTGTCATAAATCTTAGATTTCAGCTTAGAGGCAACTGTTTCCGGTAATTCTGCAAACACTTCTGCCATGTATGCAAGAATTTCCTCTTTTTTCTTCTTTTTCTGTTCCTCTTCGTAATCCTTTACCTGCTTTGCAATCGTATTGATAGGCTCATCAATAAGCTGTGTCAGCTCCTTTGCCTGTTTTTCCATCTCATTGTATGGCTCCAGGCACTTCTTTTTGACGTCTTTTCTTCTGTCCTCAACGGATTCTTTTAACTTTCTAAGATATGCAACGGTTTTCTTCGCATCTGCGATTGAATCATCGTCAAACACAATGCCAGTGTATTTCTTCATCTCTGTGGCAAGTGCCGTTTTCAATTCTTCAAAATTCCAGTTAATTTTTCCTACTTCCTGTTTTACTACTACCTGTAATTCGTTCATTTTCTCATCCTCCTGTTATTTCCAAGGTAAATCGTCCATTGCTGATTCATCCGGCATCATAAAACCCATGCCATCAGGCATCGGCTGTGGCTGTTCCTCCTGCTGCTGTTCAAAAGGAATTGCCTGCTGTGTCGGTTCTTTTGTTTCCTGCGGTTGTGACTGTTCTACCGGTACAGGCTCTTTCTTCGCCTGCTCCATCTGCGCGAACACATCAACCGGCGCGCCATTATCCGGTAATGCGGCTGTAGCTGTTCTTCCATCAATGAACACCGGCTGACCGTTTTCAAACTCCACATCGCCGCCTGCAAGATATGCTTTCTGCTGTTCGATGTTGTCAAAATCAAGGTCAATCAGCTTGCACAATCTGCGGAGGACTGTCTTTTTATACATCTCTCCTGTGCTACTCTTCCAAGCCTGGCTGTCTTTGGCTTTGGAATATGTATTTCTGACATTCTCGATTTCTTCTACGCTCATGGTGTCATACATCATTGAGCCATCTTTGAAAACTACAATCGCAAAAGCTCCAATCATTGGCTTGTTGGAAAACGGCTGTGGTCTGTAGATTACATTCTGAACGCCTGCGTCCACCTCTTCTGTAAAGAAATCATCCTGTCGGACCACTTTTGCAAAAATGTCCTTAATCGGATTTCTGGAAAATCTCTTGCACATTTTGATTTCGCCTTTATAGTCCGTTTGAAAATTAAGTTCCCCTCCATACGGAATTGCGTAACATTCTCCGTTGAAATAATCCAACCCCAGATATGCCGCTTTGCACAAGCACACTGCCATTGATTCAAATGTCAGCTTGCAAAGCTCCGTCTTTTTCTTTTTGTCTTTCAGCATTTCGGAAATAACCGTAACCGTATTCAAGGCGAAACGCTCCTGATTAAATCCTGCTGGCAATGCTGCTTTGTGGGTAGTTAATTCCTTGATAATCGAACTCTGCACCCCTGAAAGCCACTGTTTTTCTGTCATTTCTGCCATCGTCTGTAACCTCCTGTTTTTGTGTTTTTATATATCTCTCAAATTCCATCATCCCGGTTGAAACTTCATTTATTGCATTTCTGATAAAATATTCTTTTATCACGTCCGGGAGTAAATACGGAATGTAAGATTCATCCTTACCGGCTACTGCCGCTTTTCTCTCTGCGTACTGCACCAGTTCTGTAAACTTCCTGTCTGTCATGCTGTACCCTTGCTTTTCTGCGTCTTTTCTTATGTCCTCGTATAATTCCTGCATCAATCAGCACTCCTCTCATCATCCTTATGAGCCATTCCAGAAAAAGCATAAATGCCGGTGCTAACCATTCGCCGCCTATTGCAAAATGCCCCTGCGTGTTGTATCTCACTCTGATGAGCACTCCTAACAGTGTGAATCCAACAGTTAATGCTATCCAGTGTTTCACTATCATGCGTTCCAGCATCTTTCTCATTCCTCCCTGTCTATGTAAAAATCATGCCCGCCATGCGAATACAGGTAATTCAGATTATCTCTGTGCCATGTGCTACTGCTTTCACTCTCGAAATAGGTTGCTCCCAGGCTGCCGTCCCATTTTTCTGATACAATCATCTGCAAAGCCTCAAAGCATTCTTTGTTCGGCTCAACTTTTTGGAATCTTCCGTTTGCAACCGGTGTGAATTGCCCTTTTTCGTAAATCACTTCTGACACCGTATCAGGAAATCCCTCTGCTTTTGTTCTATTCAGAACTACCAACATGACAAGAGCTTTCCCCTCCACATCTTCGCCCTCGGCTTCTGCCATGGCTATTTTGCAAAGCATATAGGCATCATCTGCATTTATTTCTTCATTCATGATTGTGCTGGTATATTCTGTCTTGAATGTTTCCTGCGGTTCCTCTGTGGTAATTGTTTGTGTGTTATCTTCAATAGAAACTTCATAACCAGATACATCCTGCGCTGATGCAGTATATCTTTGTTTCCCATGCATACACACTGTCATTTGAACTGCGGCAAACATCATCGCCGCATCAACTACAAGGACCTTAATTTTTCTTTTATGCGCTCTTTGCATTGTTATCTCCTTTCAGCGGCGTAACGAATATCCCTAAATCAAGTTCTGGCATCGACTGTACAGCCTCCAAAAGTTCCTCGTCAGAGCAAATATTAAATTCTTCTTTCAGGACTTCTTTCAGTCTGTCAATCAGTTCCATGATTTTTACTTCCTCTCCGCCATCATTCGCAGTTCTGTAATAGCCTTATAAACTCCATCTAAAGACTGAACCATTTCTTTCAGTTCTTCTCTCTCGGCTGCCTCAACCTTTCCGTCCTCGGCAATCCTCAATAATGTTTTTTGGATTTTGTCGATTTTCTCATCCTCCAACCCTGAAAGCATTCTTACCGTAATGCCCTCTATGTTCCCTGCCTCTGTTGCTATTGGCAGTTCCTTTCCTATCGGACATTCACTCTTGCAGTAGATGCATTTCAGCTCTGGTGCGTTGTACACCTCCGCCATCATCACAACCACATCTACAGGAATGTTTTTCGTTATTCCCAATTCGTAATGTGCAAGGGTTGATTCGGAAATCCCAAGTATTTCAGCCGCCCCGGCTCTGCTGTTCAATCTCTCATTATGTATTGCAGCTCTTTTCCTGCACTCAAAATACACGTTTTCGTTCATATCCTGTAACCATCCTCTATGTCAGTTCTCTTCGCTTTGCCCTATACTATTAGCAGGTTGATAAATGGCGTCGTAATCATTGCTGATTCCCAGGCAATCGCTCACTTTGTTTACTGCCGGTTGGCTGTAAATCCTGCCGTTAATAATTGAGGATAAATATGGTCTTGCCAGCCCGGTTTTTGTTGCCAGCTCGGACACATCCATGTCCTTGTCAATTAAGGTGTGCTTTACCAACTTGCACCAAGGCGGAAGTCTTTTCTTCATCTCGCACCCTCCCTTTCTCGGTTCCGCTTATTCTTTACTTTTGTAAGGTTCTCATGTAAAATAATGAGTATGTAATCTTTATTTCATTCTCAAATGCATCTTACATTGGTAACTATAACTCATAGTTTTGAGTAGGTCAACCCCTGTAACGCATTTTTTTGAGTTTTTATTTTAGGAGGTCATTATGTTATACGATAGATTTCGTGAAGCCTGTGAAAAGCGAGGCACTACAATAACACAAGTTCTGCGTGATATAGGGCGTGCAGAGGGAAATACAGGGAGCTGGAAAGCAGGAAAATCCCCGAAACTGGACATTGTTATGGAAATGGCTGAACACCTCAACATGACATTGGATGATTTTGTATATGGCGATAATCCACCTATCGCAAAACCATCAACGCAAAATAGTGAGTTATCCGATATGGAGCAGGAACTTCTTGAGGTTTTCTCCCACATACCGGCGGACAGACAGCAACTGTGTCTGGACTTCTTACGCACTCATATGGTCCAACCCGAAAAGTATGCCGACAAGATGAACGCGTAATCACTTTGGACTATGCCAGATACCGGCGTCTTAATAAACCGGAATAATTTCAGAAAGGACGGTGTGCTATGTCAAAAACTGACAATATCATAAAGCTGTATGAGCCATCATCCAAAGGCAATGACAGCGAGCGTGATGCTTACGTTCAGGAACTCCAACGTTTGCTCGCTTGCTATCAGCTTGCCAGTTCAGATGATAAAAATGTCGTTTGGGCAGTGCTGAACAAATATGCACCGCATATCAACACGATATAGCCCCAGGCATGGGGCTTTTCTTGTTGTATGGGAAAATCATTATGAGAAATAAATCATTGGCAGGAAGAGCCAATAACCGGGCAGAACGCCCTCGTAAGGTTGCTATTTACATTCGTGTATCTACAACCCATCAGATAGATAAGGATTCTCTGCCGATGCAGCGCAAGGACCTTATCGCATATTGTGAACTTATCCTCGGCATTGAGGATTACGAAATATTTGAGGATGCAGGGTACTCCGGGAAAAACACCGACCGGCCTGCGTTTCAAGAAATGATGCAGAAAATACGTGCCGGCTCATTCTCCCATTTACTTGTCTGGAAGATAGACCGTATCTCTCGTAATCTTCTGGACTTTGCAGAAATGTACGAAGAGCTTCAATCCCTGCGAGTAACTTTTGTCAGCAAAAATGAGCAGTTCGATACTTCAAATGCTATGGGTGAAGCTATGCTCAAAATCATTTTAGTGTTTGCGGAACTCGAACGCAACATGACATCGGAGCGTGTTACTGCAACAATGATTTCAAGAGCTAACCAGGGATTGTGGAATGGCGGCAGGATTCCTTATGGATATTCCTACGATGCGGAAACTTCTGCGTTCTCCATCATCCAGGATGAAGCGGATGTGTGTCAGCTTATGAAAACAGATTATTTTGAGCATAAATCCATTATTCATACTGCCAGGTTACTGAACGATAAGAAAATTCCTACCCGGTCAGGTGCGCTCTGGTCCCCTACTGCGGTATGGAAAATACTGTCCAGTCCTTTTTACGCCGGTGTCTACCGGTACAACCATTACAAAGGAACTGAAAACAGAACTCTCAACCCGGAGGAAGAATGGGTGCTTGTCCCAGACCATCATCCTGCAATATTCACTTTGGAAGAACACGAAAAATTATGTGATATTCTTGATGCGAACAAAAGAACCGCCAATCTTCCAGGGCAAAAACACCGGGCAAAAAATGTGTATGTGTTCTCCGGCATCCTTTATTGCGGAAAATGTGGTAATAAACTGGTTTCCACTCCCGGCAGATTGCAGGCAGATAATTTCCGCACTACCACTTACTCATGCCCGAAAAAGAGGAAAACGCACGAGTGTGATAATCCATCTGTAAATGATTTGATTGTTGGAGAATTTGTTATAAATTATATTTTGAATATGCTCAACGCAAAAAGTTCTTTTTCCTCCATCAACTCCCCTGCGGAACTTGAAGAGCGTTTGCTTTATGGTGGCTCATTCAAGGACGTGCAGCATATCTCGGAAGATGGTCTGAATGAATTTTACAATCTTCTATCTCGGTACGGCTCGGATAGTTCCTATGTCTTTGCTGTAAAACACCCTCGCAAGAAAAAGGCTGCTGTCAATCCAGAAGTCGAAGCTCTCCGTAAGGATAAGGAAAAGCAGGAACGTGCCTTGAAGCGATTGCAGGATTTATACCTTTATTCCGAAAGAGCAATGACCGAAAAGGATTTCATCATACAGAAAAATGAAATATCCTCCAGGATTCAGGACATTAACACCCGGCTTGGTATGGTTACGCACGATGCCAATTCCACATTATCGGATGAGGATTTTGTGCGGCAAGCAAGCCATCTCCTCATTACGAAAAAACTCATTGGTCGGGATTATATTTATTATAAAGCCCTGGCACAGACCGTTTCGCCGGATGTCCTCAAAATATACATGGAAACTATTTTAGATTCTGTTTATGTGATTGATGGGCGTGTTTCCTCCATCGTGTTTAGAAATGGTCTTACTCATACTTTCATATACCAAAAATGATACCGGCATGAATGTCGGGAACAAAATAACCCAGAAGCCGCATAGCTCCTGGGTTTCATTTTATCCCATTATTCAATTATTTTTCAGATGTGGGATTCCTTACTTTTGTAAGAAAACGGTGTTATTCTATAAACATGGCATCCCTCATGTTTCGAATTCGCCTCACTTTTCCTGTTTTGTAATTTACATTCCATCAATTATCAATGATAACACAGCCATATCTCCGTAGTCAATCGGAAGTGTGGCTCATTTTTCTCTGTAATTCATCGCAGATGGCGGACACTCTCTTTTCGCCAAACCCCTTGAGAGTGAGCAGGCACTCTCTTACTTGGTCTATCGTGAGGGAGTCTGCTTCTGCCACCTCCTTGCCATCTTTATATCCGGACTTATAAACCGACTCCGCCCACATCGTCATCTGACAATGGTCCATTTTGCGGATTTTGTCATACTGCTTTCTATTGAGGATAAATCCTTTAATCTTTCCCATGCTGTTCCTCCTTACTGTCATAAACATTTCCATCAATTCTATACTTAGAATGATTGTCGAGGAAATAATGCCTCCTACGCTTGGTATCGTTGATGTAGAACTTTCCTTCGCCAAATTCAACGGTTCCATATCCGCTGAGACCATCACATCTCATGTAGACTATATCGCCCTCGTAAATTCTCCTGCCATCCTTTGCAACAATTCCTGTAAACTGACATAATGTATCCGGATTTATTCTTGCTTGAAGATGCCTATTCGGCAATCCCCAATCGGTCATTTGGTCGAAAATTATGTAATGTTTTGTGTTGTCCGGATGGTTCTCATAATCTTCCTTGATGCAATATGTTGTATCATTCAAGGCTATGTAAAATCCTTCGTACCACCTATCCTTGTCATCTTCATCAATGCCTTTCGCTCTAAAAAGTATGTCTCTCATCTTCATTCCCTCCATATACCTCTTCTCTTGCAATCTCATATAACATCGGATAATCGTGCGTGTTGAAATTGAAGCCATACAGTTCATAAAAAGCATCGTTACTCATCTTGAACCACAACACCGCCCACTGGAGGAGCGTCTTACCTCTCAGAGTTTGCATCGAATATCTTGCCTTTGCATTGGATTTCATTATCTTGCGAAAAGTAACTGCCATTCCTATCCTCTCCTTTCTCTTGCCGCAGAACGGAACATCATAAGCAGCATCTCGCTTACAGGTCTTTTCCTGTCGGTTCTTTTAGCTTTCTTTACTGATACAAGACTCCTCCACATATCATCTGTTGGAACCAAAACCCCAACATTGTACGGAATTTCCAAACTCACCGCAGCATATACTTCCGCAGGCATTACATAGTAGTTGAAGTCTCCGATGAAATTGTGACCGTTCTTGCTGTGGAAGTCATCGACTGACGACTTAACCTCGAAACAATAAAAATCTCCTTTTTCGATGCCGGATACCGTATTGTTCACTGGTTTGAATTTCATGTAATCAACTCTGATAGCATGAGCAGTCGAATAGTCAAAAGTCACTTCTTTCGCCCAATATATCCTCGGGTCATTGTGTGGATTTATATACTTTTCGACCATTTCCGATATGGCGGATGTTGTTTCGGGTCTGTTCATATCTACCCCTCCAATCTTTTTAACTGCCTGTCTACCTTGAAATCAATTCTTCTCTCAACCTCATCTTCTGCTTGGAAGAGCAACTCCATCTGTCTGCACATAATTCTCACATCCGCCAATTCGTCAATGATGTCTGTTCTTGCCTTACACAGGTCTGTATCTCCATTCGTAGGATTTACATTTTCTCCTCTTGCAATGGCAAATTTTCTTCTGTACTTGAGCAAAGCCTTTGTCAACTCTGACATTTCTTCGATACACATATCAATCTGAGGCTGAGTACCGTACTCGCAGATGCATCTTCTGTACACGATGTCATGTTGCTCCTGTCTCGTCATTTCATTCTGTTCCATTTCTTTCTCCTTATCTGATGATTGCCGCACCAACGGTCTTTCCGGAACGCTCCCGGGCAATACCATCGGTGTATGCAGTCACTGCACATTTGCGGCTCATCCTTTGATTTTCTATACAAACGGTAACTCCTCATCAATTCCATCCGGAACATTCATAAAACCATCGTCAGATGAGGAATTATTGGATGCAGGCTGCTGATAATTGTCTCCTGCGTTGTTCTGTGAGGATGCCTTGCTTTCTGCGAACTCCTGCTCCTCGACAATTACTGTCGTTGTGTAAACCTTTACACCGTCCTTATTCGTATAGGAACCAGTTTCAAGTCTGCCTGTAATTGCAATCTTGGTTCCTTTGTGGAGATATTTCTCGGCAAACTCCGCTCCTTTTCCGAATACCGCACAGGAGATGAAATCAGCCTCCTGCCCGCCATCCTGCTTAAATCTTCTGTCAACTGCCAGTGTGTACTTCGCAATGCAGGTATTATTTCCATTCTGTGAGTAATTGATTTCCGGGTCTCTCGCGAGTCTACCCATTAAGATAACTTTATTCATTTTCTGTGTCCTCCATTTCTTTCTTGAACTCATCCAAACCCACCGTTGGGAGTTTCCACCAAATTAGCACTAAAACCGTTATCCACGTCAAAGCGTATGAGAACCTGCCTATCTCTCCTTTAATCAAAATTGCCATTCCACATACGAACCAAGGAAAACAGTTCCAATGTCGTTTCCATTGTTCTTTCAATCTTTTCAGCATATTTACTCCTTAGAGTATGGCGGCTTAACAGCCGCCTTACAAATATCAAATCTCAGAGTCCAACTTTCCATAGAAAGCGGAGCGGAAGCCGATGTAGCCGTGCGAGCCAGAACGAGCATAGTTGAGGCTCAAGCTGAACACACCCGCAGTGGCACCATCGTCCCAGTCGCCCCCGGCAAACGGCAAACGCTCTCCCTCCGTATCTGCATACAGGTAGGTCTCCGGTTCGCCGGAATACAGGGCAAGTTCTTTCATCTGTTCAGTGACATCAAATTCAAACTCTGCATCTCCCCACTCGCATCCATCGTAGTCCATGCCCGACTCCTCTGTTGTAAACTTGAGTCCTCCGTCCTCTGCGTTGATACGGATAGGCTTGCCATCTTTCATCAGTGCCACCCATTTTTCGCTATCTTTGCTCATGTCAATGTCTGCCGCAGCATTGTTGTCCTGTATCACTTCGATGACACCATCCATAAGTCTCATTCCTGCAAACCACTCCCAAATGTTTCCACATAAATCAGAAACCCCAAATGGCGTGTGGTCGTGGTTCCATGTTGCAGGTCCGGAGCCTGTCAGCGTCTTATATCCACCATCATAGGTCTTTCCTTTTTCGGAGTTATCTCCATGCCAATCTCCGCAGTTCGTGTTTCCATGCGGGAACACTTCGTTCTTGTGACAGATATTGACAATCAGTCCTCTCTCTGCCGCAGTCCACAGATGCCATCCCTCGCCCTTCGCTCTGCAAAGATTGACTGCTTCGTCATAAGTGACATTCACTTCCGGCTTTGTCATCGGGAGCGAATATGCTCTACCGTTGATTACTGTATTCGGATACTTGCTGATATAGATTTCATCATACACTTTCCCATCCACCACAAACGCAGGATGAGGTCTGCATGAGCCTCCGAACAGGTCGTTATCAGTTACTCTTGAGAAGCGGACCATAACTGACGGAATGCCCGCCTTGTCATAGATAACAACATTATCCGCTCTGAACGGTTCAAATTCCGGAACTCTGATAAACGCTCCGCAGCCAGTCTCTTCGATTGAGATTGCCTCTGCAAGGCATCTGCCCTGCTTGTCCTTTTTCTTACAGTTTCTTGTGCATCTTACTTCCATTGTGATACCTCCTATAATTCGTAGTCTTTTCTGTTCTTACCTTTACCTCTGTACTTGGTAAACGGCTCTATCCATACACTCTTGCCGGACTTATAGTGTCTCATATAGCCTCTGACGCTTACTTCGTGTTCCGGTTTGGTATAGGTTCTCTTTTGGTCGGGAAGTCTCAGAACTTTACTGTCTACTTCCTCAATTACATATTGCTTCCGGATGAGCGGAAGCGGTTTCGTTACATCTTTTCGCAACGCCTTAGCCTGCCGTTTGGTTCTTCTACCCTTATCTTCAATCTTCACTGTCTCCCGGTAATAAGTCATAAAACACATCAGAGCGTGGTACTTCAACGCTTCCTTGAGATGCGTATTATCCATTGCCATTACCTGCATCAAGAGCGTTTTTCTTTCCGGCGGCAGGTGCGATGCAAAGCGGAAATTGGATGTCTGCATAGTCGTAGGGTCGTAATCGTATGTAACAACCGCAGGCAGGTTCGGTTTTTCTGCCGGGTAGACCGCCAATTCCACCAAGTCTCCTTTGTTCTCGAATGTGAACTCAATCAATTCTTCCTGTAATTCGACAACTCCCGCATCTAACGGTGCATGGAACTCCTGCTGTTTCATCCACTCTCTGTTTTTGGAAAACCAGTCAAGAACGATTTTCATTCTTACATTTGACTTTACAATTATCCTGTCTGCCGACTGCTTATCCATCCTCTCGCCTCCTAAAATTCAAATCCCATGTTGTCCTCGATGTCTGAAATCTCATCTCCGAGGTACTTCCTGTAAATATCTTCGTTATCTCTGAACCAAATCGAGGTGTCAAGGCAGTTGCAGAACCACTCCACATCTTCCTCCGGGTCGCAGCATTCCAATTCATCAATCTGTTCCTGCAATTCTTCGTACTCGTCAGAGTCCTCTTCACACTCGTCTCTTTCATCCTCGAGTTCTGAAATCTTCTCCTCAAGAGCATCTTTGAGTTCATCCTGTCCTTTTCGGAAGATTGCATCAGTGATATTATTCAGAGTGACATTTACGCCCTCCTCCTGTAATTCAACTGCTATATCTCCAAGGTCGTACCCGACATCATCCAGTATGGAGATATCGAGGCTTCCACAATCAAGTAGCACAAACAACAGTCCATCTAATGCTGACATCGCAACACCTCCTCAACAAATTCATCTCCCTTGAACCAACACTCCTTAGTGCCAAGTTTCTTTTTCTCGCAACCATTCACCCTCATTCGATACTCCTGCTCCGCTTTCGGGTCGTGCCACTGCAAACCTCTCTTTTTGTACAGTGGTATCCAATGCTCGTCATAGAATGAGTATCCGCAGCCATCTATTCCGAAGAAATACCCCCATTCATCATGCTCGTAAATCCGGAAGCCGCACTCAGACATCTTCTTGATGCCGTCCAACTCATCCATAAAGTAATCATCCGCTGAGTCCGAGAAACTCCACAGCCATCCCCACATCGGAAGAATGCTATCACGCTCAACCTCGAAATCATCTGCTCCGAGTTCTACGGTATTTCCATCTTCAAGATTGATGAGGTAAACATCTCCTACGATGTTCTCAATCTCGCCATTAGGGTCGTAATCTTCGCATCCATCCGGGAGATTACATACATATACTCTGTCATACACTCGAGGCATCGTAACCTCATGCCAATCATCCGGCTTTGCCTGCATTAGGGTTTCTATCATCTCCTGCGGATAGGCATTCATTTCTCTGACCCACTCGTGAGCCGCATCGCTTATTGTCATCCCTGCTCTTACCATGTTCATTCCTCCTTATCCCGCAATATGGTCGAGTGTCTCCACATCGAAATATGCGTATGTTCTTCTTGGACCTGCCGGGTGTTTTCTCTGCAATCTGCTTAAAACATAGCACTCGTGCTTTTCTCCGGAGCAATCCTTAATGGTTTCTGTTTCACTGAGGACTCTCATGTCCGAGAGCCTCTCTCCAAAGAACTTGAGCGTATCCCTGTCGAAGAAATGTCCTCCGGGATGCTTCCCTTGGTATATATCTACCAGTTTCCAAACAGGCATCGTTACTTTCATATCATTCATCCTCCTTTCCTGTGATGATTGCGAACGCTTCCTTGAGGACTGCCAGCTTTCTTTCTGCCTCATTCGCTCTTTCAGACTCCTTAGCCAACTGGTCTGCGATTCTTTTCTGATTGCTCTTGAGAACCTCGTTATCGTGCTTGAGGATATTCAACTCGCTGTTCTTCTCGCCATTCAGTCTGTTGATTTTCTCACAATACTGAGCGTCCATTCTGTCGTAATCATTCTTCTTCTTTACGAGTTCTGCCTCGAGTTCCTCAATTCTTCTCGCACGGAGTCTCATCAGCCTCTGAATGCCGCCCTGCTTTTTCCATGTCTTGCAGAACTCATCTTTGTCGATGTCGCATCCCATGTACTCTGCTTCGATTTCTCTGTATTCTGCCTCAGTCGGCTCAAAACCTGTTCTTTCGGTAAACTCTGATTTCATCATATCTTTGTACCTCCTTAGGTGTTATGTTTTTCGTTGAGCGTACGATAGCATAGCCTACCTTGAAGTCAATAGTTTTACTGATATTTTTTAGGAATTTTCCGCCTGTAATTTGGAATATTCCAAACTTTTAGGTATGAGAAATAAGCCAGCCGAAACAATCGGCTTTATTCCAAAATTCCTCGACCTCAGTATCTCCATTGGAGACTCTGATGCCAATAATACTGCCATCGTCTTTCTGAATGTAAAACTTATCTCCACTGACATTCCCTGCCTTAATATCATCAAGCATATCCTCGCACACTTTGCGGATGCCGTCATTGTCAACCATTTCAACCCTGTATCCGATATGCTCCATTACCTCAAGGAAGCGTTCTGCCTTTAGGTCCTGCTGTCTGTTCAACTGCTGATTGATGACACGCACATCCTCCCCAAGTGACTTTGCCAATTCAGTCTGTGTCATCTTCTTTTCTTTCATAGACTCCTTAATGAGTTCAATTACCTTTGCCATCTTATCTCCTTTCATCAGTTACGCCCGAGAACTCTGCACACTACACTCTCGAGAGTATCGTTCATCGCTACATTACTATCTTCATCGTGGCGGTACATTGCCATCATTCTCTGCATCTGCTCATCACTGATTTCTATGTTGCCACCTGCCAATTCTTGAGCAGTTGCATTCAAATCCTCCTCGAGGTACGCATCATCTTTTCTGCGGTAGATAATATCTTCTACCCAGTGAGGAAGTTCGAGTCCTACGATGTTGCCGCACTCATCAAACTGAATTTTCATGGCATTGCAGTAATCTTCCACCGCATCCTCCGGGCAATCTGCATTATCCAAATCCGGACTGCCTAACTCCATAGCAAGGCATCTCACTTGATGTCTCGCCTCGTCTTTCGCCTTGAGCGTATAATCTCCGCAGGCTGCTCCGTCCGCTGCCTCGTAAATCTCATTCCATGTCATTGTCATTGCTCCTTTCTCCGCAGTTGCACATACACATCATCATGTTGTAAAACTTCGGTGCAACAGTTCTTACTTTTCTGATGTCGGCTATAATCTCTTTCTTATCGGTTGGAATATCGTCCTGCTCCAAATATCCCATTTCCAATAGCCAATCTATAAACTTCTGAGGTCCTTCCATCCTACACCTCCGTTCCGTCCGCCGTTGTAATGAACTTAATCTCTGACAGATACGCATATCCAAACTGCTTATCGTGATATTCTCCGAACATCTTCTCCGCCTTTTTTCTTGCTTCCTCCGGAGACTCTGCTTTTATCGTCACATCGACATCAGCAAGGAAATTTACTGTATATTCTTCCATTCGCCCTCCTTATCTGCTGATAATCGTAACCAACTTGTTATACTCGTCCATCTTATCTTTGCGGACAAGTCCGATTTCTTCATTCTCTGCATATACAAGTTCATATTCATTTGCAACAAGGTCACAAACTTCAACCTCATTCATAACTGCGAGTTTCTCCGCTGTTGCCAATTTTTCTTTCAGTGCGAGTTTTCTGATACCGCTACTCATTCCTAAGTAGTTCAAATTCTCGCTCAATTCTCTTCCTGTCATCTGCTATCCTCCTTATAGATACGACCTCCCGTACCTCTTTCTAAATTCTTCTCTTGAGCCTATCTTTGCCTCGAACATCGCCTGTCCGAGCATTTTGGATAATCGCTCTGCCATCGGGTTATCATGTATCCGGTGCAGTTTATCGCCCATGTTGTGACAGTTATTACAAATCGGAACCTTGAGTCCGTCCTTATCACTGAGTTCTCTGCCCGCCGTACCGAATATGAGATGATGCTCCGCCTCTGCCTGTCTGCCGCAGAATATGCAGATATTATCATACTCAGTTACAATACTTTTCATCTCTTGCTTCCTCTCAAAACCTGTACTAATTCTGTATGTCTTTTCACTTCGCCAATCGAGCCTTCTATCCCAAACCAGTCCATTGTCTTTATTGCATTTTCCATAGTATCAAACATCATGGCTCCGTTTAGCTTAATGGTGTATCCGTTATCATTCTTTGGATTGTATCCTCTGCCGACATACTTGTATCTGTCGCCTCTTGGTACTATGATGACATACTTCGTAACTGTGTGTTCTGTCATAGGCATTTCAACCATCTTTGCACCTCCTCTCTCTGATATAGGCTTATGCAGCGTTTTTATCACATATATGGTATATTTGTAGGGTTCTGTTCCTGTTGGCTTGCTCCTGCCTTAGCCATACACGATTTCTCCCATGACTGCATACTGGATAATCATATCTGCCACCACAGCATCCACCATACAACAATCCAGTCCGTATTCTCCTGTACTGCATCTGACCGAGTTTACACCTTCATGCATGATGTCATATGGTCTTTCTGCATCCTCGCAATACTTCTTGATTCCATCAAGCAGCTTATCTCTTGTAAGTTCATAGACTTCATCTTCCTCAGAGTCGTACAGTTTCAGTGTTCCTCCCCTGCTTATCTGCTCAGATGCGTATTCTCCGAGATAATCTCCGACAACCTCAGCCTTCCTGCACCAGTAATTGATACCACCCTCCAAAGCTGTCGCTACGATGTCATCAACATCTTCCTGTGTCACATTGATTTCCGGTTCTGTTTTTACCTTGAAATTCTCCATTAGCCGACCTTTACCTTTCTTCCGCAATTCGGACATTTCGTGTCATTGCACCCATCGCCATAATTGATGATTTTTCCGCATCCCTCACATTCGACCCATTCGCCATTTACGAACCAATCTTCCTTGAGCGACTCGGGATGTTGCCAGTCAACGCCCTCGAACAACTCATCCGCCAAATCCTGCTGACAGTTGCATAATTCAAGGAAGTCATTCCCGGTGTAAACCGAGTCCGACAGTTCCGGAGAGTAGCACGGTTGGTCCTTATGGAACTTGTACGCCTCCTCATCCTTGAAAATCATTCCCTGTCTGTAAAACTCTCGATGGATGATGTACTCCCCATCGTTATCTTCTATACTTCCGATTTTCAGCATTTCTGCTCCTTTCTCCAAGTAGGATGCCAAGGTTGATGCACGCCGTTCCAAAGGAAACTAAGGCTGTCACGCTGTTACCTGTGATGAGAAACGCCGCTATTGATACCGTGAATACGATGTGCAATGCAATTTTACCGATTTTCATTTACACCGACTCCTTCCTGTGATATTCTTATTAAACAGGAGGGAGGTATGACTCCCCCTCCCACGAACTGAAATTAGCCAAGGAAAATTGTGATTATCGCAGTAGCCGAAGCGGCTATCTCGAAGATTAAGGCTGTCAACTCTATAATCTCGAGAACCTTGCTTTTTTCAGTTCTTTTTTTGAGCTGTTCTACCTCCGCTTCAAGTTCTTCAACTCTCCGTTTCAGTTTTCTCAACTCCTTGTCCTTATTGATTGGCTATCGCCTCCTCGGATTTTTTAGTACCATTTGGTACAATCGTACGATAGCATTGCCTACCTACCTGTCAATAGGAAATCCGCATATTTACTGAGTTTTTTCGCTGTCCTGCTGATACCCTTTCAGAATATCCTCTCCCATTTTGATGAGCATGTCGGCTTCCTCACTCAGCCTCTTCATTGCAGCATCCTTTTCTGCTCGCTTCTGATAGAACTCCTCGTCTTTCAGTGCATCTTCCCAACCATTGATGAACGCTCTCACTTCACGGATATTGCTAAATTCTCTTTCTGTCTCGTAGCCGTTTCTTGCTGTGAAAACAGCATACTTGCTGTCGTGCCATACACAGTCGATAGCAACTCCGAAATATAATTCATCTCGCTTATCTTCATCAATAGGCTCGAACCTCACATCATCATACAGTGGTCCTTCACAAGGGCAGTTGTTCTTGAACCAAACCCTGTAATTGTCAAGAACATAATCGCTATCTATCCCCTTGAGGATGTTCCAAATCTTTGCAAGTCTCCCGGCAAGTGCATCGTCTGAGCAAAACCAATCATACCACCCCGCTTCAATCTGAACATCTCTATCCTTGCTGAGGAAATCTCCTCTGCGGTATCTCTCGCAGAACTGTCTTAAAGTCATCTCATTCCCCATCTTTCTTCTCCTCCTTAAAGAGCGGTACTCTCTTGTTGTAGGTCATATCATACTCTCCGCTGCACTTGTGCAGTTCCCAACCGCCAAGTCCTGTTCCCTCGATAGAAACATAGTCATCGGCACACCAAGTTCTTACACCGCCCTCTACGCCATGCTTTCTTGCAATTTCCAGTAGCTTCTCAACTACTGGAACCGCCTCTTTGCAGAACTCTCTCATCTGCTCCTCTGAAAAATTCATCTCTGCCATAATCTTTACCTCCTAATAATCTTCATCGAGGCATTCATCCGCCTCGTCATAATACTGACCGTCATATCCTTTTGCCATCAACTTTTTATAACAGTCGAAGCAAACCAATCTAAATGCGATACCGTGGCAATCGTGAGTGAAAAGCATATCATCTCTCACTACTTCCTTGCCGCAGGTAGGGCATATTCTAACATCTGCTCCGCACATTTCTTCCGGGTCACTGACTTCAAAACTCATTCCTATTGTCATTCCTCCTTACCAAATTCTCTTGAGTCCACCGATGGACGGCTCGATGCCAATGGTTCCGAACTCACTGCAATCCGGCATTGTCGTATTTACCACATAAGCGAGCGTCTGATTATCTCCTAAATCCTCCATATCCATCTTCCACTCTTCGATATACTCGGAAACATACAAGAACGAATACATCAATCCAAAGTTCATCTGCGTCTTGATGACATGGTAGACAAGTCCGTTGCTCTCCTCCTCAAACTTCCTAACCATTTCCTGCTCCTCATCGTTGAGCCAATACAATAGACCCGGTCCTTCTGAGAGGTTGATTTTACCCTCTTCTTCAAACTCCTTAATCGGCTGCTCCATGATGCCGAGTTTCTTCATCCTCTTAATTGCTTCCTGCTTCTGCTGTTCTCTTAAATCTGCCATCTTAGATACCTCCTAACGCCATTTTCTGTTCTGCTTTTCCTGCAATCTTTGTTCCCGGGTCGAATTTCTTTCCATCTTCGTTGCCCTGCCAAAACGCTCTTGCACTCATCTGTTCCTGTGCAGCACTTTTGAACTTCTCGTGCTTCATGGCATCGGTTTCATCACTGACCTCTTTTGGAACTGTCATTACCAACCCCCATCCAGTCTCGTCATGTTCCCTCTGCTGTTCAAATGCTTCCTTGATACCCTGCGTGTAGCCGAAGCCATATCCATCGCAAAGTCTCTTTCTGTATTCTCGAGTGCAATCCTTAGACTTCTTTCTGAGGTCATCAATTCCGCTGCGGATACATTCGACTGCATATCTGAAAATCTCAACGCAAGCATCAACATCTCCTTCGAGACCTACGAAGCATATCGTAGCTACCTGCTTGTTGTACTCCTTTCTTCTGTATGACTGACAGCAAAAGTTCTGACCAATGATTGCCGATAGACTTATCATCCACGCTTCTCTTCTCTTGCTGCAATCGAACTCTGTCTTGATGTGGACGACTTTCTTCTTGCCGATGTCCTCGAGGTCTATTTCTGCTATCTTATGCTCTGCCATTAACTTCTTGGCTTTCAAGAGTGCCGACTTCGCCTCGTGTTCGTTGCTGCTCTCTGAGAGAGCGAGCAACTTCTTAATCTTCTCTCTGTAATCCTGTTCTGCCATATCATTTTGCCTCCTTATGCCATCTTCTCGATGATTGCAAGTAACATCTGATGCTCTTTCCAAGAAATCTTTTCTCTCTGAAATGCGATGTCGATACCGTCATTTCCGTAAAACACATTCTGCATTGCGTCCTCTCGATTTTCTGCTTCTATAATTCTCTGAATGAACTTCTTAAACATATCTGCGTCCTCCTTATTTGGCTTGTTTTTATCGTATGCGTACGATAACATGACCTCCGGTCAAGTCAATAGGTTTTACGCATTTTTACGGAAATATTTTCAGTCATCCTCATAGTCCTCGATGTCGATATTTGCCGCCTCGCAGATACTCTCGTAATCAGCACCATTCTCCCACATATTCTTGATGCAGAACCCATGCACCGTGCCATCCCACTGTGCGATGTGCTGCTCTATCGCTTCGTTCAGCCTTGCATTGCTTCTATCTGCCATCTTCCGTCATCTCCTTTTCAATTCTTTCTGCTGTTTTCTTTGTTCCGTCTCCCCAACAACAACCCTCTCTGCAAAAATACCAACCAAGAAGCACTCCATCATCAATATACTTAACCATCTTCTTACACCTCCGCCTTTTTTATAATGGATGTAGGACACCAAAACTCCTCGCCATCCAATCTCAGATACATTCTTCCTCTGCCTTTCTTGAGGACCTGTGCAAGAGGTCCGATGTCATCAATCTTAACAAGGTCTCCTGCCTTAATCATGTACCTCGCCTCCTTTTACCAATTCGTACTCGGCTACCTGCTTATCTGTGAGCGGCTCTGAATACTCAACATATCCCCAAACCTCTCTGCCTGCCTCCTCGCTATATGCTCTGCTGTCGAAATTCTCGATGCACTCCAAATTCTTTGTCGGAACTGTACCCGGCATCGCAGGTCTTAATGTCAACCAGTATCTGTACCGCATTATGCTACCTCCCTAATCTCAATCAATTTATCGAGTCCTGTGTAGATGCAACCTCCTGTCGTAAATACCAATCCATCCCATCTTACAAACTTGACTGTCTCGACATTTACATCTCCGGTTGCTCCATCTTTCCACTCAACCTCAACCGTCTTTCCGGCTGCGAGCATTTCTTCGATTTTCTCCACATCTGCCATTCTGAATATCTTCATAGTATTTACCTCCTGTTCGGTGTTTTTACTGATTTATCTTGACTTTATCGTACTTGGAACATTCCAATTTGTCAATAGTTTTACGGAAATTATTTTGGAATATTCCTATTCAGCTACGCAAACACCTCCTGCATCCTCTTCCTCATTTCCGAGATGCCTGTCATTACATTTATCATGCCGGACCACTTCTCCATGTGGTCGAGATAGATGCCGCAGGCTTTCTTACTGAGACGATAGACTTCGATGTATTTATTCTGCCTGCTCCTCTCTGATGTCAGAGAAAATTCTCTCCTCTCATCATCTGTGCAGTACGGCAAAATCTGATTTTTAATTCTTCTTACGACTTTTCCGTTTGGTGCAGAGAACATTTCTCCTATCTGTCTTGAGGAAATGAAATCCGAGGCATCCACAGAGCCTGTATCTGCTTGTTCCTGCCTCTTTGGTTCTTCCGGTATAGAATTTGTTGTATCAGTCTGAGCCTGCTGCTCCTGCTCCTGTAAATGCTTTAGGCACATTCTGTACCCTGCCATAAATCCCGACTCCTCGTACTCAACTGCAACATCCATCATCTTGTCATAAAATCTATTCTGCGGTTTCAGTTCCTTTGGGAAGAAATATGCAACCATCTTGTCGTACTGCTCAACCTCATTGCAGGCTGCTTCTGTATGCCTCTCCTTGCACTGGCAACCGTCTACATACTCTCTGAAATATTCAGCTAACTGCTCATCTGTCAGTTCTTTCGGAATAACGCTCATGCCATGTACCTCCTTTGCTTTTTTGCGAGCGTACGATAACACAGCCTTACACCATGTCAATAAGAATATCTTTATTTTTACGGAATAATTTGGAGAACTCCAAAACGATAATAGAAATGTGTCCACAGGACATCCATAGGACAATGAACATAATAGATATAATATATATAGGTAACGGTTACGGTTACGGTATGGTTTAGGACTTTCCGCAGGACTGTCCGTGTGACTGTCCATAGGACAAGGCAGATTTCTTCTTATATAATGTATGCCGAATTACTTTTGAAAAATCAGTAAAACCGTTGGTACAAACCGTTTATCAGATTGCTTCGTCCTTGGACGGAAAAACTTGCATCCACAGATTGTCCATAGGACAAATTTCGGACAATAAAAAAGAACCTCCCTACCGTATCTGATAGAGAGGTCCATTCTTTACCAACCGGAACTATTTTGCGTTGATGAAATCAACTGCATCTCCAAGTTCCCTGTACGCCTCCTCGAACTGCTTCTTTGGAGACCACGACTCATATCCGTCCTTATACCTTACTTTGTATCCGGCTTTGCCATCCTTTTCCATCGGCTCTGCCTTTACGATTTTTACGCCAATGTAGTTCTTCATTCTTTCCTCCTGTTATCTGACTCTAATGGAGTCTCCTGTAATGATGAGGTTCGGGTTCTCAATGCCGTTCAGAGAAACGAGAGCATCGACAGTTGTTTCGAAATCCTTCGCAATGCTTGTGAGCGTTTCTCCGCTCTCGATAGTATGGTACTTCTTGCCGCCATCATTTACGATGTCCTGTACTTCCTGCCATCTGTCTCCGAGAACAGTTCTCCTTACTTCATCATCTCCGTACTTGCCAGTCCATACTTCATCTGCCAACTCCTGTGCGGACGCACTGTAAATATGGTTGATGACTTCCTGCACCTCATCATATCTGCTTCCGAGTGCTGTTTTTCTTGCATCTCCGCCGCCGAACTCATCTTTCATAGTTCTGTAAACCAATTCAAGCGTTGTTCCCTCCGGAGCAGACACTTCCGGCTCATCCTTGCTGTCATCATTGTTGGCAGTAAATCCATTGAGTTCTGCCGCTTTGATTGCCGCAGGGAAGTCACGATAGCAGAAATCTTGGTCTACTGTTCTGCCGCAGATTGTCTTGTCCGCAATGAAATTCTGACCGCCGCCATACTGCCAAATATCGTGAGATGTTGCAGGTGTGTTGGATGAATACTTTGCCACCCAATGAGTAAATCTCTGTAAGCGAGAGTCATCTACATGAGACTGGAAGTGTGAGTCTGATGTGTAAACTCCAACGAAGTATCCTGCCTTTTCGCATCTGTCGCAAAATGCAATAACGATGTCTGTGAGAGTATCCTTTGCGTTCTTGAGCATATTGCCCTCGACATCGTAGTAGATAGGATATTCAAACTGCTTTCCTGCAATTACCGATAGGAAATGGTCTGCCTCCACCTGTGCGTCTGCAACAGACTTGGCGTTACCATAATAATACGCACCGACAGGCATACCAATCGCCTTGCACTGTGCATAGTAATCTTCAAACTTGCTATCTTTGTATTTACCCGCATCTGCTCCGGCTGCTTTGACGATAACGAACTGTACGCCCCTCTCATCTCTTGCCTGCTTGATGCTGAGGTCTCCCTGCCAATGTGAAATATCAATACCAAAAAGTTTATCCATAGTGAACTCCTCCTATTATAAAAATAAGGGCGGCTTTTTCAGCCACCCCGATGTGTTATGCCTATTCAAAATTAGGCTTTAATTAACTTGCCTTTCTTGAGAAGATTTACCATCTCAAGGTTCTGTGCCGCAGTATATGCGTAATTCTTGATACCATTTGCGGCTGCAATCTTCGCACGATGAGCCTTGGATGTATCTTTTTCTCCAACCGCTGCAAGTGCCGTAACAATGGAACCCGATGCTCCTTTGTACTTAGGGTAATGAGAAACCGCCTGTCTTGGATTGCCGGATATGACTACGACAGTATGACCTTTGGTCTTAGTGACGAGAATGTCTCCATTACACAACTTCGTGCCGGATTTTACCGTAATAGGCTCCATGAACCGCTTAGACGCTTTGAGAGCGGACACCTCGGCTGATGTGTTGAAATTGCCCGGGTCAAATCCCGCTTGGATGCAGCACGCTCTTACAAGCGAACTGCAATCAGCCTCTGTCTTGGCAGGAATCTTTGCAAGGCTTCCGCTCTTTCTTAACTGTTCAATTACAGTTATGCGGTGTCCTTGGCAGTATCCGATGTTGTTGTTTTTGCAGGCCTGTATCATTGCTTCCGCAATAGCATTGGCAACCGCAACATTCTTTGGTCTCATGCAAATCCATCCCTTTGAATGGACATAGTACGGCTGAGTTGAGACTTCGTTTCCTGTTTGGTCTCCCGGCTTTCCTCCGGAGATTTTGCCGTTCTCATCAATTCTCGCACTACCTACCATTAAACTCATGTCAATTCCTCCTTAAACAAATGGGGCAACCTTTCGGCTGCCCTGTACTTACGATATGTTTCTCAGATTACTCCTCATCCTCGGTGTTGGAACCGCTATTGGCGTAGTCGGTCAATCCCTCTCCGATGATGTACGCCACCACGGATGCACCTGCCATAATGAGTGCAGTTACCTGTGTTGCTGTGTTGTCTGTGCCACCAGTAGCCAAAATCATCATAGAGACAAAGGATGCTACTGCCGTCCATAACTTTCTACTTGTCAGTTTTCTGACCCAATCAATTTTCTTCATGTTCTTTTCCTCCTGTTATAAAAATGAATTTTCTCCCATGCACTTCTGATAGACTTTATCTATCTTTGCAATGGCATTTACTGCTTTACTGTTCTTGTACTCCGGATGCTCCGAACAATATCTCTCATAGTCCGAGATGTCGTCCAGTATCTGATTGAAGAACTCCTCAGAATGTTCCACTCCTCTTCGCAATTCATCTGCAAATCGGAGTATTCGAGTGCGGCACTCATCCGCATCGTCTTTGTCCATCCTGTTCTTGAGGTCATCGTGCTTCTCTTTCAGATTTTTGACATCGTTCTCGACTGTCTCCAATTTGTCCATCACATCCTTATTCATGGTCTTTCCGAGAAATCTCATGGCATTGCCTGCAAGTTTTCCAATAGCAGACCAAGGATTGACTTTGATTGGTGCAATCTGTACCAATGTCATAAAGAGCAGTACGACACCGCCTCCTGCTTTCAGCCAATCATTTAGGCTCACATTCCTCACCTCCTTTCATAGAAAAACCGCCTACTTCGGCGGCTTAACATCAAGATATTTGCATTTATTACACGGATACTGACCTGCCGGGATGAACCATGACTTACAGTCGCTGCACTCGCCATAGTGGCTGCAACTTCCGGAGCATCGCTCATATCCCATAAAGCATCTCCTCTTCCTGTGGGAGCATTTGAATAAATCTTTCTTCATTCTCTCTCCTTTCTCCATGCGTCAATATCATATCTGTATAAAGAGATGCCAACAATTCCTCGCTGCCTGTGTGTTCCAACATACCTGTATAACTATTGAATGTCTGAGTAACCTGCTCGAGAGTCATCTCATAATCGTGATACTTATTTGCTACACCTCTGAGGCTTCTCTTCATTCCGAGAGTCGTTGATTTCCTCAGCACAACCTTGTTGTACCAAAGTCTGTATCCTACAAATTCAATGCCTTGATTGATAGGTCTGATGCAGGTTTTCTGATTAAGGCTTAACTCAAGCTCTTTCTCGAGGAAAGTATCTATCGTCCATCTCCATTCATGGAGTTGTGCCTTACTGTTACTCAAAATAATGATGTCATCCATGTACCGGACATAATACTTGATACCCAAGACTCTCTTGCAGAACTGGTCGAGTTCATTCAAGTAGATATTCGCAAACATCTGACTGAGCAGGTTTCCTATTGGCATACCCACATCAAACAATCTTTCCTCCAACGGTACATCTCCCGGGGATTTGCCGGGTGGCAACCCGAATGGAGTGTGCTTGCAATCAATTATCCCGAACAGAACCTCAAGCAATCTCTCATCCTTGATTTTATTGCGTAGGATGTTCTTGAGTACCCGATGAGAAATCCGGTAAAAATATTTGCTGATGTCAAGTTTCAGATAGTACCAATCTCCATCTTTCTTGCTGACATACTCCAACCAATCTCTCAGACGAGTCATTGCTCCCAACGCTCCTCTGCCGGGTATGCAGCCATACGAGTCCTTGATATATCCCTTAATCAGCACAGGATTGACAACTCTATAAATCGCCCACTGAACCACACGATGTTCAAAGGCGATTGACATTATCATTCTTTTCTTAGGTTCGTAGACGAAGAATATAAAGTACCTATCTATCTCGTATTCTCCCCGAAGGACTCTTTCTCTCAACTCCTCAAGATTTGTCCAAGAGTCGTAGCCAAATCGCAGGACATCCCTGTTGTATCTACGACTCTCGGACGCATCAAGAAAAGCATCGTAAAGGTTATCCATCGAAAAGATAATGTCGTACACATTCTTAATCTTCATCCAAAAACCACCTTTACATTCTTGCATAGCGGCTTTCGCCAAAGGCTACTTGCAGCTTTCAAGTTCCCATTACGGACCGTGAGCCTCCCGAATGGAGGAACCGACCGCTGTCCTATTACACTCACTGCTCTCATACAGTCGGTTGTTTTTCTCCTTTTTGGAGTGGAAACAGACTCCTTTACCCCTCGTGTACTGGCAGGACATCCGTAGACCTCCTGCAAATCTGACAATATGAGGGTAGAGCGGAGCGGAAGCCGATGTTGCTGTTCGAGTTAGAACGAGCATTGTTGAGGTTCAAGTTGAACACACCCGCATTGGCACCATTGTTCCAGTTGCCTCCGGCAATCGGCAAACGCAATAGCCTGTTCCCAAAGTAATTGCTAAATTATTTCCTGCCGTTGTTTTGTGCAGTGGCAGTGACCTTATTTATCCAACTTCCGGTCATCTTACCTATCTGCGAGAGGTAGTCGCTCATCACATTAAATCTCTTTTGGTCGAGGATGCGTTTCTTATATGCTCTTTCCACATAGAATTTGGCATATTGGACCTGCTTGTCGAGTTCGTTTAATTCCTTGAGGACTGATTTTGCATAATAGCATTTATGAGTATCCATCTCCCTCTCAGCCATCGTGTTCATACACATTCGGATTTTGGTTGCGAGTCCTGCGTACCCTTTCTCCGGTCTTGGAAACTTCTCAAGGAACGGCTCGGCGTAGTCCATCATATCTGCCACTTTTTGTCTTATGCTCTCGCCCTCTGCACCTTTTGTTGCTGTATCGCTCATCTTACCTCCCTACAAAAAATGCGTCCGATGGACTGTCCGAATTATGTCGCACGGACTGTCCTATGGACGCACATCATTTTATTGCTTTTTCTTCATACGCTCGCTAACGCTCGCAAAACAAAATGCAAAATTCAGATTACAGTTCTACATAAGCGGAGCGGAAGCCGACGAGGCCGGACGAGTTAGAACGAGCAGGGTTGAGGTACAAGAGGAACACACCCGCATCGGCACCACTGGTCCAGATGCCCCCGGCAATCGGCAAACGCTCTCCGGCGTTATTCATCCAATGATAGTCTCCGCCATAATCTTTGCCCGGTTCGTCCGGATAGAGAATAAGAGCCTTTGCCAACTCCGGTGCAGTGACACCACTCGCAAGGGTCATTGCTGTGTAGCTTCCACCTCTACCTGCATCCTGTGCGGATGTAATTCCGGTAGTCAACTGAATGTTTCCGGATACGAAGTCGTACTTGAGAGTCGCTACTGTTCCCGGTGCTACAAGAGAACCGTCATTCTTGATTGCTTTCCACAAGGTTGAGGAAGCGGACATATCGCACTCGGAACCAAGTGCTGCATTGTTGTAAGGGATAATCTGAATTTCTCCCTCATTCAGACGCATACCGCCAAGCCATTCCCATACATTGCCGTTCATATCCTGTATTCCGAACTGAGTATGGTCGTGACCCCAAGTAGCAGGACCGGAACCTGTGAATGTTCTTCCTGTCTTGTTGTTATCCTTTGCGGACTCCTGCCCTTTTTCATAGGTGTACGCCGAGTCTCCTCCGTAGTTGTTGTTACCGTGTGGCATAGTTCCCATCTTGCGTGTGAGCAATGCTACTGCCGCCCATTCAGCAAGTGTTCCAAGGTGGAAGCCTGCTCCCTTAGCCTCGCAAGCCTGTCTTGCCTGGTCGAAATTGACATAGGTCTTAGGGTCTCTGTGAGACAGTGAGTACGCCCTGCCATTGATGACGATATTCTGATACTTGGAATACAGAAATCTGCTCTTTTCTACACCATTCACAGAGAATGCAGGATGAGTATTCTCAGAGCCTCCGGAAATAATCTCGGAGTTCTTGAGTTTGTTGATAGGTACATAAACGGAAGGAAGTCCGAGGTCATCAAGTAATACTACATTCTTTCCTCCGGAAATCTCCTTAACCGCTGCTGCAAACTGGTCGTAATTTGACATAGTAATTTACCTCCTTATTCGATTGAGTACAGTTTGAGAGTTACATTGTCCATAGAGAACGCAACAGGCTCGGGAACCATAACAGTTTTCTGACTGTTCTCATCCTCCGGGTCGTAGTCCGGATTGACCTGTTCCTTATCGACATACTGTCTTGCAGGAATTTCAATCTGTGCTGCATACTTCACACCAAGACCTGTCACAAGCATCCCGAACTTGTCGATGCAGATGTCCACACTGACATCAAAATCTCTCTCTAACTTGGCGAGATTGAGCATCAACTCGTCATCAAAAGTGACTTTTGTCTTGCTTACTGTGTAGGGAATTTTCTCCCCGACATTGACTTCTACAACTTTCATTGCCATCTTTCTTTACCTCCTAATGTTTTCTTGCCTCTGCATACGCCTCGTTGGTTTTCTGAGCGATGCAGTCTGCCATCTCCCTCTGAGCGGCTGACGCTCTGTCGGGATTGATACCGTATTCTCTGAGAGTGGCGTCACGCTGACTTCTCCTCTCGTCATTGTGGATAATTACATTCACGCTGCATTACCTCCCTGTACATACAGTTTGAGGTCCACAGATGCAGCACTTCCGGTGTACTTAACCTTGAAGCCGTTGACCTGCTTGTCATAGACGATGATGTCACCTACATTGTCCACAGGAGTAACAATCTCTGCTGTCACTGTGTAGTCAAAACTGTCTCTGTTGACAGACAGTGCAATCGTCTTTGCGGAATTATTAAAAAAAGCCTCTCCTGCCGTGTTGGTAAGAGTGACTTTGATAATCTCGCCTCCGATATTACTAATCTGTTCTCCATGATGCTTCATTACTTCGGTCAGAAATTCTGCCGTGAGGTTGGCTCCATTTACGCCACCCTCGATATTGTTGAGGTTCTGCTCATCCACAGGCGTACCTTCCTGTATTCCCTCAACTTCGTCCTGCCACATTGTAGGCTCGTAAAAGCCTGCTCCGTTGGTGTCGAGGTACGGTTGATTTCTACCATTCATTAGACTTCATCCTCCTTTTCATAGATTGGGAACTCAAACTTTGTCAGAACGCCTTGGTTGGCAGCACGGACAATCTCGGTTGCTTGATATCCTGCCTGTTTTCCTGTGACATCAATAATTCTCACAGCCTTAATGGTCTGTGAGCCGCTCGATGTTCTCGGAAAACTGACGATGATTTCAACTTTGTTGCCAGTCACTCTCTTGGTATTGATTGTTGCATCATACCAAGTGCCATTGACAAGGTACTGAAACTTTACCAAAGCGTTGAGCCACTGCTTTCTTCGGTCATTCATAAAATCTGTACTCCAAAATGACATCGTTTTTACCTCCTTCTGATTTATTTTCCACAAGCCTTAGTTCCGCACCGTTTGATAGTTGCGGCAGATACGATAACTTTGCCACTGACCTCAGAGCCGTTGGATACCGATGTCTGAACGACAGGTTCGGTTCCTTCTCCCGAGATAATAGTTCCACTCTTCGGTGCGTTGGATACTCCTATCGTTGAATTGCTCTGAATATTTATATCCTCTGAAAGTCGAACCTTTGCAGGCATCATCATCTTTCCTCCGCCACTCGTAACAACTCCGGATAATGGCAGAACCGTAGTCGTGTTGGTAAAGGTCTTTCCTACCTCCGTGCTTTCTCCGATGAATACACCGTTGACAGCCTTGGCAGGATAAACGCCGGACACCGACTGACCTGCTACCAAGACATCCACGATTTCGTAATCTGAATTGATAATGATTTCTACATCATCCGTGAAGATTTCTCCTGTCGTGGAATTATACAGTTTGCCACCTATCCGAATTGTGCCGGACAGGGTTGTGTCAAATACATTTGTGATTGCGTTCATGTCGAGATTAGTCTCGACATACATGATGTTTCCAAGTGTGCCGGGTCTCGGCTTTGTGCCGCACTTGAATGTTCCACAAATCAAAAGGTCGTAGGTTGCACATATCCATCGGACAAGCGTTTCTACGACCACCTTAATCTGATATTCAAATTCAATACGAACTCCCGCAGGCTTTACCATTGGAACTTCGCCCACCCTCACGACCTCTCCTCCCGGCTTGAGGAACGGCATTGTCAGAATGATTGTTGCAGGCATATCCGGGTCCTCGATGTAATAAATCGGGGAGACATCCCACAGTAAAGCAAGACCATTCATCAAATCGTAATAGGTGCATTCGTTGGTGTTTACCAAATTCTGATACCGCAGGAACTGCCTGTATCTTTCGTCAGAAATAACAGGGTCCTCAACATTGATACCTGCCAGTATCCCGGCTTCTTTCCTACTGAGGGGAATAATAGTTCCAACCATATCCAAATTCTGTCCTGTGGCTGTATCGAGGTCTGTGAGGTTCTCTAAGTCATCAAACACCTGTTGGAGTTCCTGCAACTGTTTCGAGAATGCTCGTATCAATGCCTCGATGTTCTTCTTTTCGAGAAACTGCTGAGGTAAATCGTTCAGCCAGTTATCAACTATCTTCACTGAACGACACCTCGATTCTCTTCTCGTCTATCAGAACCTTTTGGCGTGATGTGACGATGATATTCTTTTGCTTGTAATCTGACGGCTGAGGCACATACACGCTCGATGTTCCGTATGCTGTGTAAATCTCAATGTATGTCAGACCTGCTACCGCATAATAGATACCGTCATTCAGTAACTGAGTGAGGAGGTTTTTGCCTGCTACAAATTCTGCTCCATCATTTAACAGCGACTGCATAGTGAGTGCTGCATAGTTCGTAGGCAGTTCTGATTTGTTTCCGTGCAATACAACCTTGAGCCATGTGTACAGGTAGTCCGGTCTATTGAAATGTACTGGGATAGAATCTCCATAATTTCCCGGAACCGCAACTTCGACACTTCCGTAGGTCTGAATGCCTCCTGCTTTTCTCCGCAGGATTGCCTCTGCAATCTCATTGTTGTCTCCACCCTCGACTATGATTTCAATGCTGTGTGGAGGAAGTCCTCTCTCATCGACTGTATCTGTATCATTCTCATAGCCGGATGCAGTCTCCACATTCTCGACATTGTTCAGCAATTCTCCGACAATGGATTCTATCATCGTATTAGACCTTAATGCCGACTTCGCAATGTAAGACTGTCTCAGTTCGATGTCTGATTCTCTCTTTCTGCCGTATGTTGGTTCGAGCAAATTCGTCACGGCATTGAATCCGGTAATGTTGTTTACCATCTTCGTGACTATGCCATATGGGAGAGTAATTTTCCCATAATCTTCCGTAAGGAACGATGCGATAACTGTGACGCTCGATGTCGTGAGGTTATCTGACAGTATGAGAACATTGCTCCTGCTCAATGTCTTATCCTCAATCGTAAGAGTATTATCAGTCGTTGTGACTGTATATCCGTCATCCTTAATCACTCCGGCAAGTCCTTCGATGATGCTGTTCTCGATTCCATCCGTGCTTGAGTATGAGAACTGATTTCCATTAACGGTAACAGAATAGACACCGACCTCAGCCGATGCCACCTTGATGCTAACCTTGTTGAAAGCCTCTCTCGTAATTTCAAACTCGTCTGCACTTTTCAGCCTTACTTCCGGATTTGTATTCGTAGCAACGATTGCCTCCTCATGAACATAGGTTCCGTCATCTCCGGTGCAGTGCAGCATATAGGCAGTATTCTTATTTGCCGCTCTGCGGATACCTCCGTACTGGACTGCGTTGTCGAGGTTGAGACCTGTTGCCGTTGCAGGATACTTCGCATAGTAGTTGTTCTGTGCAGTTTCCCATAACTCCGAAATCTGATTGGAGAATGTCGTGATGAGCGTATCGAGGAATGACGGTTTTGTCAGTCTCGTATCAAAACCAAAATCAGCCGACAGGTCTGTATGGATTTCCTCCATAATCGTGTCGAGTCTCTTGATGTTGAACCCTTTATCAGTTACTCCGTATTCTGCCATCTATTTCCACCTCCTCTCTGATAACTTCGTTATCAACATAGGCAGTGAACATTATCTTTCCCTGCCTTGTCTTTCTGTCATATTCAACCGTAACGTCCTTAACATCTGTTACTTCTGTGACATCAAATATTTTTTCCCGGACTGCCATCTCAAAACTGTCAGTGTCCGGGTTCTTGATGAAAAGTTCATCTCTGTACGGCAGACCTTCCTCTTCATCCCATCTCCATTCTCCGAGCCACCACTTGAGCCGTATCTTAATCTTCTGTGCAACGGACTCTGTAAGGGAGATGTCTCCTTTCTCCGAGAGGAATAAATCTCCGTCTGCGGATAGTAAAATATCCATAAAGCACCTCCTCTTGTATGGACTTCGTTATTTGCTTATTTCTGCCTTTCAGCCTTGCTTATGGAGAATTTGTTGTTCTTTGCAAAAGAAACGAATCCTGTGGCTGTCACGGCTTTATATGCTATGTTATTTAGGTTTTTGGGTGTCTCCTCCGGTGCTATCGACATGAATATGGTTCTTGAGTGATACTGAACCTGCCTTGATGTCTCCTGTGACCGTTAGACTGCCGTCTATATGTACTCCGCCGTCATCCAGTTCCATAACTGTCGAGCCTGTATCAATCGTGCAGCCTCCATCATTTACCATGATTTCTGCTCCTCCGGCTTTGATGATGACCGCATTTCCGCTTGACGCTCTTATCATCGGTTCGTAACTCTTCTCGAGCAAGCCGGGGATAACCATTGCACTCGACAGGTCGAACTTCAACGAGCCGAGTGACTCAGAACCCGTTCTCCAAGCGTCCAGTTCCACCTCAGATACGAGAATGATGCAACTATCGCCTTTTTTCACAGGGAACGCTATTCCTACTCCCGAACTTTGGCAGAACGGAAAAATGACCGGAGCCTCAGTTATCGTAGGATAGTCAAGTTTCACTCCATCGGATGTAACATATTTTCCGATAGGCTTTACCGTTGCCATCCCGCCATCAAACGAGATTATTTCTCCCGGGAGTGCAGTATGGATTTCATTCACAACCGCTTTCGCAGTTTTCTCAATCTCTGCTGTGACTTCCTGTAACATATCTGCCTCCTATGCTTTGGCGAGGTCTGACATCTTCACTGCCGCAGTTACAGTAGAACCGATTCCGATAACAACTCGGTCTCCCTTGACCTGTATCACATCGTAAACAGAGTACCAACATACGAACATTCCACCCGAATACTGATACCCTCTCGTCCTACTGCCCTGTTTGACAGTTCTGATGACCTTGACCTTATCGCCTTTCTTGATGCTTCCCGATGAACCTCCACTATTCCCGGATGGCTTGGACTTGCTGCCGCTATCTGCCTTTTTGTCAAGTTTCGGAGCGTCTGCAATTTTCAGCAACTGCGCTGTGCATACCCAGTCTCCGGACATATTGTCTCCGTCCATCGTGACCTTATGAACTAAAAAGTACCCGCTTGCGGTGTCACTGCTGAGTCTGACAATATCATTAACTCCTATCGCACCGTTGAGCAGGTACTCAACTTCCCATCCGGTCTTTGACTCATCACCCGAGCCGATTGTGATTCTTTTCGGGATGTTTATGAGTCCAGTATCGGACGAAAGCAAATAACCCTGTGTCGCAATGGAGCGACCGGGCCATGTAACATGAATGACTTGGTTCTGTATCGACCAACTCTGTCCGCAGTAGTTCGCAATCTTCTGTAATGCATTCTTTGCCTTTCCCACATAGGAAAAACCATTCGGGATAGTTCTGAACCATAAGTCCGGAGCGAACTTGATGGATAGTCCCATGGCGGCAGCTATCTTCTTGTAGACCGTTTTGCCGTTGACCTTGCCATTGATTGACACCTTAATATTCGTGTCTCTGAGTTCTACGAGACCATCTACAACCGTGAGTTCTGTAAGTCTGTCTGCGTTGTCGAGAGTCGTGATTGCCGATGATACATTGCCGACAAGTATCAGAGACCTGTTGTTTCCATATCCTGCCTTGAGTTCTACAATGCAGTCTTTGGATTCCAGTATGCTCAGATTCTGTTTTGACAAGTTCCATATCTGAACTTTTGCGTCATTCGGACTTTCCTCGCTAGACTTCTCTACCGAAAACGAAACATGGAGGCAATCCTCCGTGATGCTGTTCACATTTCCAATTTCAAATCCTTTCGTTCCCATCTTCCCTGCTCGCAGGGTGTAGGTTCTCATCCAGTTTTCGTTTGCCATATCAATTATCGTCCTCCAATTCAATCGTAGGTATGTAGACAAACTCCGCTGTCACATCCTTGAAAGCGTTTCTACCGACAGTATCGAGGGATGAGATACATCCGAAGATGCCTTTCGGAATATCGCTTTCTGTGTAGAAATGGAATATCGGAAAATTCGGAACTATCCTCGTCTGAGAAATGATAGGTTCCATATTCTCGTCATACAGACCAAAACTCCAATAATCATACTTTTCGTTGTAGGTAAATCTCAACCCATATTCAACACCGTCTATGGAGAGTGTCGAAACACTATCATTCATATCCGGTACTGTGATATAAAGCATTTCAACACCTCCTAAATCAGACCGAGACCGCTCGCTGCTCCGTACAGGATTGAAGCGGATTTCTTTGAATTACTTTTCGACTTTGAGGAACTGCCACTTCTGCCCGAACCGCCCGATGAGCCGGAAGAACTGCTTGACGATGCGGTTGATGATGCAGATGTCTTGGATGTCGATGCCTTTCCTGCTTTTGCCATTGTCTCCCCGGCTTTCAGTACATAATGAGGTATATTGACGGTTTTCCTCTTTGTCACTCTGACTTTCTTTGCAGAAATGGAAATCTCACGAGCGTATCCTGTGTCCGTAGACTTCTTGATACTGATGCTCGTGATACCCATATTCATATATATCACATCAGAGGTTACTATCTTTGTGAGTTGCTTATCAAACCATTTCCGCTGAATCATATCGCAGATTTGGTTCACTCTGTCATTGGATGTACCATGGCGGTATAACCATGTGACAGGAGTATTTGTCAGATACAACGTCATTGACACCGAGAGCGGGTCATTGATAATCGTATCTGACACCGGAAATCCCTTTTCAACCGGGTACTCCGGAATTGTGGAGGTCATACTTTTGGTCTCATCTATGAGAGCATCAAACTCTATCCCCCACACCGAAACAGGTTGCAATTTTCTTGCCATATAACCTACCCCCTTGCATAGGCAAGTCCTCTTGCCATTTGTGTTGTCGCATCTACGGCTGACTTATTCATTGCCTTAGACACATTTTTCTGAGTTTCTGTACTTCCTCCGGAATAACTGTTATTGATGTTGACATTCTGCGTCATGTTGGAGGTCGTATTATTTACTTGGCTGCTTGCAGCCGTTGCCGCAGACGCTGTTGCTCCTTGCATCAATGTCTTGATGCCGCTCGCTACGCCTTTGACCTTATCGAGAACAGTATCCTCACTTGCTGAAATACCGTCCGCCAGTCCGCCCATGAAGTCGGGCATCCACGACTGGTAATCTGTCAGAGGTCCTTCATCCGGTACGGAGAAGTGCAGGAACGACTTAATCTTATCAGCCACTCCCTTAACTGCATCGGTAACTTTTCCGATGGCTCCTTTGATACCGCTGACAATTCCATCTATGATGTCAGAACCCCATTTCAGTGCTTGGCTTGGCAGTCCTTTTATCCAGTCTATCGCTGCTGTCAGTCCGTTCACAATGGCATTTTTGATGTTGCCAACAAATCCGGTAACTCCCGATACCATATTACTGAATGTACTTGATACAAACGATGCGATGCCGCTGAATATGTTGCTGAAGAACGACGATATAGCCGACAGCACCGATGATACGACACTGTATATGCCATTTATCGCTCCGGAGATAACTCCTGTGATTGTGGACCAAATACCGCTTATAAACGATACGATGCCATTCCATATTCCTTGAAAAAAATTACAAATAGCAGTCCAAATTGCATTCCATAATGATTGCAAGACTCCTAAGCCTATCGTTAATACGGTCGAAATCGTGTTCCACGCTTGTTGCAGAATTGCCGTAATCATATCCCAAATTCCGGAAAATACCTGCTTGATGGCTTCCCATGCTCCCGACCAGTTTCCTGTAAATACAGAACTTATAAAATTGGCTACTCCTTCGAGTACCGTTAGAAATCCATTGAGGAATTGTCCGAGGTTATCCCACAGTCCTTTGAACCATGCAAGTATCTCAGAACCCCAACTGTTCCAAAATGCCTGTATCCATTTGAATACAGTTTCGATAACCGTGGCTACCGCATTAAATATTGCATTCGCCACAGCGAATAATGCATCCCATATAGATGACAGTGTATCAAGGATAGCCTGCCAAATCGCCAGTATCTTATCTTTGGTACTTTCCTGCGAGCCGTTAATCTCATCTTCCGTGCCTCCGAACAGTGTGGCAGCAAGCTGAGTAATGAAAGTCCAAACGCCATAGAGCAGGTTACTGATTATTCCCCACACTCTCTCGAAGTTTTTCCTTATCTGCTCTCCGTGCCTTTCAAAGAAACCTTTGACTGTATCTATCCACATTCCCGCCGCAGTCTTGAGCAAATCCCATACATTTAGCAGGAACTCCTTGACCTTATTGAATGCGTTGAATATTGCCTGTCGGGCATTGTCTGCCCCAATACCTGCCTTGTCGAATATTGTACCAATTAGTGAGTCATTTCCCATGAGGAAATTGATAAAATCCTCAACTATCAGTGCCAGTATTACAATTATGGCAACTATACCGAGTATCTTTAGATTGGCAAACGAAAATAGCTTTCCCATTCCCTGTATGAGAGACAAAAAAGCCTTGGCTCCACCTATGATTTTGCTCCAATTCATCGCTATGATAAAAGCACCTGCGATTATCGCAAGCAACTTCATGGCATTTTCCATACCTCCGAACCGATTGATGATGTTCTTTATCGTGTCGGTGGCTTTGTTGATACCGTTCTTCATCGAGGATGTGAACCTCTCCATAGCAGGTTGCAGTCTTTTAACGACTGCGTGTATCCTATCGAATGACCGCAGGATACGATTGTTACCGTCAGCATCCAGTAGGATTGCTTTGGCAAATTTTGTTGCCGCTTTCACGCCTTTCGTTACCCATTGAACGAATACAGACATTACCGGAAGCAACTGACCGCCGATAAACTCCTTAAATTCTTCCTGTGCAGCCTTTAACTGCCTTGTAGATGACTCATACGAACCCATACTTCTGACGCAATCTCCGACTGCATCGGGAGACTGCCGCAGGATTGCATTGTAGTTTACCTGCATCTTCTCCAACTGAGACAGGCTGTCGTATGTACCCGACATTCCGAGTGCTGCCATCGTTTCGGCTCGTGTTGTATCATTCAGAACTGCACCGAGAGTCTTTGCTGCTTCACTCTCTCCCATAACAGCCTTAGTCATGGCATTAACTGCCACATCTTCGTCTTGGTTCGAGAACGATGCAATATCGAGAGCGAGGGTTGTCATCTGCTCTGAGAGTTTTGAACCCTCCTCTCTTGTCATACCAAATCCTACCAACAAGTTCTGTTGGTCTGCCAAGTAGGTCTTAATCGTGTTCTTGTTCCGACCGACCGAGTCTGCGAATTGCTCCGCCCATTTGTCAACTTCATCAGCCATGTCTCCAAATACGACATTGAATTTATTCTCCATCTCTTCGACATTTGATGCTGCTTCCACGCAATCCTTGGCAAACGATGTCAGCTTGGCAACAGAAAAGACGACCGCAATCTTTCCTAAGAGTTTGGTCGCCATATTCTTGATACCTTTTATGCTGTTCTCTGCTTGCTGTTGGGATGCACGGTCCACATCGAAGCCGAAAGCGACAGATATATCTCTAATCGTCACTTATCAAGACCTCCTTTCCAGTTCGTCTGCTCTCCCTTTCTCAATATCTAACTGCATGGAATACAGTGCGTATAATTTCAGCATTTCATCGAGAGTGTAAACCTCTTGCAATTCGGTCATGGATACCATTCCCGCCTTGATGAGGATGTAACACCGGAGTTCCAACTCACTGAATTGTGAATAATCAAACTTGCCGAACTTTACAATATCTTCCTCGGAGCCTTGGCAGCCACCTGTTCGGCTTTCCCAGATAGGGTGGCTAACTTCTCGAAAAAACCGTTGAAGTTCAACTTTATTACATGAACGCAGAGAACGAACATATCCTGCACATTGCCGCAGAACACTTCATCAGCGAGGTCCTTATCGAGTACATCCTGCTGTCTCTCGCCCTCTTCATCCTCATATTCAATAACAATATTGCCGCCAAGCAGGAGTTTCTTCATCAGAGCCTCCAATCTGTCTCCGTTGATTACGGTTGATGTTGACAGTGCCTCAGCAGCCTTGTTTACATCTACATCCATCAAGTCTCCATCCCCGACAAGTGGTGCAATCGCACCAATAAGGGGAGACAGCACGGATGCTAACTCCCCTGTGAGATTTGCCGCCTTAAATGCCGGGAACGGCTTGATGTGAAAACTGTTATCGCCAACAGTTACCTTTTTCGCTTCCATTTGTTTCAGTGCCATGTTTCATTTCCTCCTTACTTGAACTGTCCTTCGCCTACGGCGATTTCCCATTCACGGTTGCCCTGTGCCTTACCTCTCGCCCATGATGCGGGTTTCGTAACCCATGCAACTGAGCCTGTGAACTTCTCGTTTCCGAGCAGGTCGGCAATATTCACGCTGAATGTGCCTGTGCCGTCTTTCTTGTCCTTGTCGTACATCTTTTGCAGGTACTTGTTTGTAGCAGATGCCTGTAACAGTGCCAGCTTAATCGTGTAGACATTGGAAGGGTCGATGCTTCGAGCAATCTCCCCATCCGCACCAACGACATAGGAAGTGCCATCGCCCGCAGGCTCGATGCTGATGAATGAGTCATCCGCAAAGCCGGAAACGATGTGTCTACCTAATGCACAGGTAACTTTCTTAGGATTGTAAGTAGTAACTTTACTCATTGTCCTTTATCCTCCTTCCTTAGAATGTCAAGTTGCCGCTGATTTCTACTGCATGGATTGCTCCTGCGAGCCGAGCAGACCACTTGCATCCTGTGAGTTTTCTTGACTTTCTTTCTGCTTCCGTGAGGTCGGATGCCTTTGGAACAGTGACCGAATATCCATAGATAGGATTATCGTCATCGTCATACTCCGTAGGAGCGATGCCTCCGATGTCCTGTCCGTCCTTGAGAGTGGAGTCCATAACTCCCTCAATCAGACCGATGCCTCCGTCAGTAAATGGAACCTTGCGGTTGGTCTTGAGAGCATTGAATGTTCTAATCTGCAACTCATTCTTGAGCCAGTCTCTGAAACGGATAACATCAATCCACTCTCCCGCAAGGGTCGTGCCGCCCATTGCACAGTTACATCCTGCATAGCGGAGAAATGTGTTGATATTCTTTGCTCCCAGTGCTTTCTTCTGCTCTGTTGACAACTTCGTAGGAGCGATTGTTGCCAGTTCCTTGAGGTTCCATGTCTCAGTTCCCGGGTCATATCCGAAACACTTAGCCATCCAAGCCAGTGCTGCATACTGGTTTTCAACAGGCTGTTCTTCTGCTGCATAACCATCTGCGAGTCCGGAGAAAATACCGAATGTACGGTAGAAACTGGAATTCTCTACCGGACAAGAGTTGATGTCCGTGTACTCAAATGCGTACAACTTCTCGTTTGCCTCTGCCCAAGTCTTTGCAGCCTCAATATCTGTACTGTCTCTGAACTCCGTGAGGTGGATGCCATAGAATGATGCCTCACTATTCGCTCTTGCAAGCGTAGTAGCGACATCTTCATAAGTGCTTTTCTCAGCAGTCTTTTCACGAACAACGATATACAGTTCATCCGGAGATGGATTCTGAGAAAAAGCAACAGTTGCAGCGATGTATGCAGGACTGTTGGTCTTGTAACCATAGTCAAGTAATTCATCAGCCTTGCTGATTGCTGTCGTGCCGGAGATTGTTGCTGTGCCTTTTGCAGCGGGTCCGGCTACCACCAAGAGGATACTGTCGAAACTCACATCGCTTGAACCCGGACTTGAAATCTCGACATCGCACTTGATGATGTCATCTAATGGATTGTTCTTCATTATGCTTTACCTCCTTCATAGGTTTCTTCTAAAATTTCTACTTCCTCGATGACATCCGATGTTGCATCTGCCATCTCAGCAGAGCCGCCTCCGGATGCGTTTGGAGCATCCATGCCACCAATTCCGTAACGACCATTTGCTTCTTGAGAAAAAGAAACCGTTGCCTCAGCCATTGCTCGGTAACGGTACTTACTGTCATTCTGCAAATTTGTCAAATCCCTCACAGGCGGTTCGAGGGATATATCCATGCCTTGTGTCGCCAGTCTGTCCACAATCTCCTCAGAGTCGAGGTAATTGAAGAAATCCTGTAAATCGCTTGCGGCTGTGTTGGCATAGTTTCCGGTAACATTCTCTGCCACCGTAACCGCCTTGCCTTTGGTGTACAGGTTTATCTCGAGCAATGTGCTACATGGATAAAACCTGTTTCCGTCATCATCTACCACTGGAAAGCGAGTTCTGTTGATGTTTCCAGTCTTGAGCGTTACATACGGCAAATCCGGTTTCGTATTTACCTGCTCCGCCCAAATGACCGTTGCATCGCGGAAGAACTCAGCCGTAACATCGTAGATGACCGACTCTACGCTCTCCATGTTCATCATTCGCCCTCCTGTTTTGGACCATCTTCGGCATCCAAGCACTGAACGAATGTTGCTGTCCAGTGTCTCAGAGGAGTGTTCTCGCTTAACCTGCTTGACAGGCACTCGAACCACTTCCCTTGAAACCAAACACGGTCTGCTTTCTGCTTCTTATGCTCATCCTCAGTCAAAATCTCGTAGTCACAGAATACTTTCAACTTCTGAATTGATTTTCTGCCGTCCTCTTCGGTCTTTATGGTGTCCTCTAAGGTCTGTATGTCCATAGGCAGCGTTAAATCTTCATAGGGTATAGAAGAATAGCCTTGAACATATTTAGGCTCTGAATAACGCCTCAGCGTGTAATTCTTCTTTAAGAAATTCATCAGTCTCCACTTCCTTTCTGTTTGATTTCATAATTGACTGACTGTCTCATTCGTCCAGTATCAATCAGCGGTTTGGATGAGCCTTTCTTCTTGACAGTCGATGCCGCATTTGGTGCGAAACTGCCGTCCGTAATCTTCTCTTGGATGAGGTCTTTCTGAAAAATCCCTATCTCCTTGAGGACCTGTTCGGCAGAAATTCCTCTTACGAGGTCTTTTTTCTTCTCCTGTAAGAAACTTTTAATCTTTGATGCGTTGTCATCTACGCTCATACGCAAAAACGGACGAGCCGGAATATGCACAGTTCCGAGTTCATTCCATGCTGCAATATCGCAGATGTCCGTGCCGTCCTCCTCAGTGGCTTTGCCATGCTGAAATCCAACACGCACTTCCTTTTCTGCCAGTTCCTTGAGCATTTGCTGAAACTTTCTGCCGTCCGCTGTCACGGTATCGGTAATTCTCACACTCATTGAGCCTCTCCTGCTGATACAATCGGAATGATTGCATTTCTCCGGAGCGTAAGAAACTCCAAGCCATATACGGTAAGTGCATATTCCGCATCGACTTGGAGGTTCGTTTGTTGTCCGGTCGTATAACTGATTGAGGTTTCGCCCTCTGAATATGAGCCAACTCTGAGCGAGTCTGCGATAGTTCCTGTTCCTGTATCTCCGTATCCATTCATCTTCAACTTGTGGGCGGTCAGATATGCCAGTGCCTTTTGGTATGACGCTCCGAACCGTTTCTCGCTGATTTGGTCTGAATACAGTTCGATGAACGACTTGACACCGTACTGAGTAACTTTGCCGTCATCGTTGACGACATCTTCATCCGGCAGGCTGTCAAATTCCTTTGCAACCATTCGGAATATCTCTAAGGCATTCATAGAGCCACCTCCCAACTTATTTGCTGAGAGCAGCCTTTACCTTCTTGCGTACATCTGCGAGGTCCTTGCACTCTGCCGGATTGATGCCGAGTTCCTGTGCAAGAGCGGCTACATCTTCATCGGACGCATCCTTGAGGCTGTCTAACTTTGCTTTCTTCTCAGCCGTAGCCTTAGCCTCAGCTTCCGCCTTTGCCTTATCTTCCTCAGCTTTCTTCTCAGCCACAGCCTTTGTTGCGGCAGTAGGCTTGCCGGACAGGGATACTAACCCCATATTCTTGTACACTTCCAAGATAGGACTTGTCTCAAAAGCACGAGGCACTTCCTTGGTCTCCCCCGGAAGTACCGTTGCCTCGCCAACTCCAATTACCTTTTCAGATAAGTTTGTCATCTTGATTGCCATTTCGCATTTCCTCCTTTTCTCAGACTACGCTCCGACTGCAATGAGTGCAGAGAGCGGATAATAGATGATGCAACCTGCGACACGCTCCTCGCAAGGAACGATTACCTCGAGGTTTCTGTTCTGTAACGGATACTGATAGAACGGCATCGGAATTTCGAGGCTGAACTTATCAGCAGAATTGGTATACAGGAACATGACACCCTTGTTGTAAGGGTTGGTGTCCTCTGCATCAGACTCTAACTCCGGTGCAGACACAATGTCCTTGAGGTACGGAGCGTTCTCCTTGAGGAAGCGAAGCACTGTATATCCAGTGTTCGGAATCTGACGAGTGGAGATGTCGATGTAGACACTGTGCGGAAGCATAAGAGTGTCTGCGTGTTCTACACCCTTGGTAATCTTCGCCTGGTATGCAAACATACCATTGATGTCATCAAGGATTTGAGCCGCTGTCTTATGCTTGAAGTCTGTGTACTTCTGACCGTCAACTTCTACCTCGCTGAGTGTATAAAGAGGAATGTTGTTGTCGGTAGACAAAACTCCGACAAGGTTATTCTTCTTGTCTCCTGCAAATGCAATGATGTTGGTTGTACGGTCTACTGCGTATCTTGCAGCCTCAGCACGGCGAGTATCAAGAGACTTGCCTGCCATACGGCTCGCTCTCATATCCTGTACAGAGTATCCGTAGGAAGCACCGAGAGACTTGACAAATGCAGTAGAAGGTGCGCCCTTAACATCTGCTCGAGGAAGGTCTGTTGCATAGTTGCTAATGATTGCAGCCATACCAGTTCTCTCGTATGAGTAGTATGTCATGGACTCGGCACCTTCCGGTACTTCGTGAGTGATAGGGAACTTATTCAGAGCAGTGAACTCCGGATAAATCTTGTCGTAGGACTTAGACTTGATGTAGTCCAACTCTCTCGCAAAGAAGATAGAAGCATCATCTGTGCTATCAAATCTGCAAAGTCTATCCTCCTTGAGTGCAGGCATCAGATTAGATGCCTTTAATGCCGCAAGGTCTGCGACATCATAGCCAGTGGATGGCATTTCGGGATTGTAATTTTTGCTCATTCTTTCTTACCTCCTTAGATTAAAGTACAATGACAGCAATGCCGTCATCAGATGCGTTGCCGAATGTAGCACTGATGTCAAGGTACTCAACCTTGCCGCTATCACTCTTGCCGTTATCGGCTGCGTGTGTGAATGTTCCGGCTTCGTCTCCATCCGGAATAACATAAGCCTTTGCTCCATAGGTAGGAGTAGCACCTGTGGCAAGTCTGCCCCAAATGTTGCCTTTCTTCATAACACTGAGGGATGCGTTCTTCTTGACAACAACCTTGCCCGCCATATCCTGCTCAGTGTTAGGCAGTGCGATTGTGATACCCTCAATCTGTGCGGCGGTTGTGCCAGTAACAGGAACCTTGATGCCGTTACCCGCATCTGTTCCCACTGCTACGGCAAGACCGTACTTCATAACACCATCTTCATTCTCATTCTTGCGGGTTACGACCTCATCGAATGCGATGTCGAACTTTCCGCCCGGTACACCCTTCGGGGTTCCATAATTGTAATTAAGCTGTGCTGCCATTACTCATTACCTCCTTCTCTTGCAATCATGTTCTTTCTTGAGTTTGCTGCCATGCTCTCGTTGGAGTCTGCTCTTCTCTTTGGAGCCTGTGCCGTCATCTGCTGCTTCTGATACGCAACTCCCTTGTGCTTGTTGGCTTCGTTCACAGCGAGGTCATACATCGCATCAATGTAGGCATCGGACTTACCGTCCATACGCATTGTAGGCAGGACCTTGGCGATAATCGCTTTCTTGGCCTGCTTGATGCTCATGTCCTCGAGACCATCCATGTTGAGCTTGTCTCCAACACGGCAGATGCTTAATCTCTGACGAACAATCTTATCCGCAGAGTCTGCATTTAAGGACTTGGACTCATCATCGGAACTGTCTTTGTTCTCTTCCTCGCCCTCTTCATCGCAGCCATCTTCCTTAGTCTCTTTTTCCTCTTCCTCGCCATCAGCATTGCCTTTCATCTCAGCAAGGACTTTCTCGAGAGCGGCGAGGAGCATATCAATATCCTCATCCTGCTGTGCGATAACTCCCATAGCAGCGTTGGCATCTTCCGGGTCGTCCTCAGCATCTCTTCTGTCTCTGCGGTCTTTAACCGTCTGAGCGATGTCTGCCGGAGTGCTGCCCTTTTCCTCTTCTGCCGGAGTATCTTCTCCCTCGCCATCAGCAGCCTGTTCCTCCTCAGTTGCAGGAGTGGAGTTCTCTTCGGCTGCATCGCCATCTGCCTCAGCGGCAGGTGTCTCTTTTTCCTCTTCGTCTGCGGATGCTCTCTGAGCCTTTCTTGCCTTGTAGGCTTCGATGGCTTTCTCGAGTTCTTCCGGAGACATTGCCCCACCATCTGCACGGCGGGAATTTGTTGATTTTGCCATTGCTTTACCTCCTTTAAGTTCGGGTTCATCAGACCCATCAATGTTCAGTCTTGCCTGTTCTCCTGCTCTCGCAGATGCAACAAGTGCAAGGTGGTTGATGACGATATTCGTCTGAATTGCGTCATACGGCTGACCGTTCCATACACCCGGCTCCTCAATCAAATCGAGGTTGTATCCCAAGGACAACTCCTTGAGACCGCACTTTTGCATGGAATCTGTATCGTGGATAATGATTTCCGCACGGACATCTTCTCCATCTTCGTAACCGTCTGAAAGTATGGTTCCTATCTGTTCCTTATCAACATTGTTCTTGTCCACGACTCCTGCATCGTGAGTGATGATGATTGGCTTACCACGATAGGTTTTCAATGAGTTCTCATCGAACACATACTTAGGTAATCGCAACTCCCTACGGATACTGCCATCGGGATTTGTATATTCAAATATTCCACAGGATGTCAGTATCGGGTGGTCTACCAAATACCCCTCATCCGTGAAATAAGTTGAATCGTTCTTATCGAGTCGGATGCTGTCTAATCTTCTGACTCTCCTCAGTTTTGGTGCATCTCTTGTTTCCATTGGTCTTATGCTCTCCTTTTCTCATGGCTTTCTCTTCTTTGGATACATGGGCGATAGCCATGTCTGCGGTTCTGTCCGTGTATCCTTCCTTGTTACTCATCAGAGCCTCCGCTGTCTGCGGAGTCATCGGACATAAGTTCCGTAATAGCAAGAGTCAGACTCTGAATATGTGCAACTCCATCGAGTCGTATCATATCGAGGGTCTGAGCCGCTTTGTTGGAACCGTCCGGCAGGGATGCTAACTTATCTGTGCATCCGATGACCGTATCTGCCTCGCCTTTCAGTGCAAGGCACAGGTTTCTGATTGCTTCGTCCATGTTCTTTACCTCCAATCTACTTGATAGTGATATTCACGCTGTCATCCACTGGAAGGTTCAGCGTGTTCTTGTTGAATACAGGTCTGCCGATACATCGGCACTGGTAATCTTCTCCCGGGTGGCACGAACGACCATCTGAATTTGTAGGAGGAGAACTCCAACTGAACTTCTTGCCGTTCAAGGACCTGTGGCTTTCTCGGACACGCTCGTCTCCGCAGGTACACCATATATACTCCGTGATGCCCGCGTCCATTTGCTGATACCGTTGTATCTGTCCGTTGAGTTTGGCAGTTTGGTCTCGGGCAATCAGAGTGGCGTGCCGCTTGCTTATCCGGTACACCCTCTGAATATCCTTAACCATTCGGGTTGTGGTCCTGCCATTCGTGTAGCCGTCATAAACAATGTCTTTCATCTTGTCGAGAGTATCTTCCGGAATAGTTGAGATGAGGTCTACATTCTGCTTGACCCATTCCAGTAACTGTTCCGAATAGAACTCCCCGAGGTAATAGTCCTCTCTGATGTCGATACCGAGAGTTGCTTTGATTGCTCGCTTCCACTCCTTGACGGTCAGCTTCCTGTTGAGATGAGCCAGTGACTCAAGTCTCCTCCTCAGACCAAATCCAACCGTCTTTTTCAACAGGTTTGATTTCATCCTTGTGAACAGTTCGTTGACCTTTAACATTAAATCAGTGGCTGCATCCATTCTCCGGTTGTCAGCCACCAATTCATCTCTGTTTGCCTTGTACGACTCCTTGAGTTCCGGAAGATTTTCTTCCAGTTCTTCCTTGAGGAGCCGCATATATTCATTTGTCATCCGCATATACTCACGCTCTGCCGCTTCCGGTATCTGAGGTGTGTACTTGCTATACAGGCTGTCGTGTCCGTAGAACTTCCTGCCAACCTTTCGGATTGTCTGCTTTCTGATTACTTCCTCATCCACAAAACCGCCTCCTTATCGCCCGAGCAAATCCTCGAGCATCTTGAGCGACTCCTCGAATGGGGGAAACAGGAACTTGCCCTTTAACTCTTCCAGTGACAGCCATCTCTCATTCAGCATCTCAACCCCATCTGCTTCCGGAGTTCCTGTGAATTGGTCTGTGAAATATATCATAGAATCGCAATATGAGCCTGTTCTGCTTTTATAAACTCCCAAAGGTAGAATGTTTAGGGGAACAATATTAAACTCCTCCTGTGCCTCTCTGAGTGCTGCCTCCTCGGGCGTTTCTCCGTCCTCGATGTGACCGCCCGGTCCGCAGATGCCTTCCGATGACCTGCGGCTTGCACATAGGATTTTGCCATTCTTGATAACGAGGACTGCGGCTCCTCCATAATCTGTGCCATCCTCCGCTTCGCTCTTAAACTGCAAATCGAAGCCATCGTTCTCGGATGTTCCCGACATTTCTGTCGGGGAGAATGTATCTTCCGGCAGATTGAGGTCATCTTCTGTGATGACTTCCTCGATGTCGAGCTCTCCCTCAGTTGCAAGGGAACTTCTGACCTCTGATGGGTCAAGCACACCGGAGTCGATATAAACCTGTGCTGTCTGAGCCTTGGTCTGTTCAGTGGCTGCTTTCTTCTGAGCAATGTCTGCCTGCTCTGTGTCGGACAAGGACCACAGTGCAGCGAACTTCATCTTGTACTTAGGGATTTCCGGTATCTTCCCCTCAATCAATCCCTGTTTGAGGATGAGGTCGATTACTGTTCGGGCATTGGCTTTCATGTTCTGCTTCTGAATATTCTCAACCATGTTGTAGTAGTTCTCGAGGTCGCTGTCTCCGGTGGCATTCATTCCTGCCGGGGAGCGACCGAACAATATAGTCTGTGGAATGTTCGTTACTGCTGAAAGCATATTGCAGGTCGTATCAATGACATCTTTGACTCCCGACATCTGCAATGTCTTGAAGTCGTAATCCTCTCCCTCAGCGTCAATCGCCATTGAATTAAGGATGCCTCGTGCCATATCAATAACCTGTAATCTTTGGAGAACTTTGTTTTCTCCATCTTCCGTACTAAGCAGGTTGGCAAGGTTCTTCATCTTGTAGATTGCCTGTACTGACCTTTCCAGTAACTTAGTGCCATTCGAGTGAGATGTAATGCACTCTCGCAACGCTCGCTTAATCTTGACATATTCCGGCATTCCCCAATATCTGTATATGGAATTGGTTGTCTGTTCCGGAAGTCTGCCGTTTCTGAATACCAAGCATCTTGAGTAATGCACCGTGAAATATCCATACATCGAATAGATGTGATAATACTCCGGCTGTCCGAATGGTTTGTCGCTGTGCATCGTATCGAAGAAATGGAAGTTGTACATGGTCGTGTAATCTTCCTGTATGACCGCTCTTTCAAATACTCTCAGTTCTTCAATGGTCGTGACCTTATCCCAATTCAAAGGTTCCTCGAGTCCACCTCCGTCATCGCATAACATAACAATGAGCGAACCTCCATAGAGTCTCGCCCACTTCTCTGCCGTTGCAAATTTGTCCTCGAAATCCAAGTCATCCAGTCGCTTATCGACATACTCGGTAATATCTTCATCTCCATAGTCGATGTCAAATCCATGCTTCACAGCCTCTTCGGATGGTCGGTCGATTATCTTAGTGAACAGACCGTTTCCCTCATACAATCGAATGAGTTCGAGGTCCGATACCACAGGTTCCTGCTCGTAGGTGTATGCAGTCGAGTTATCCTGTGCTGTGCCATACTTATTAAGCAGGTTCGTGTATCCGTCCTGCCGGAACTTGTCTTGAGTTCCTTCGATGATTGCCGCTCCTCGCCTCAGCTTATTCATTTGGTCGAGTTTGGCTTTCTGCTGTTCATCCACTTGTCTGTTCTCCTTTCTGAAACAAAAAACAGCCTGTAAATTCAGACTGTGATTGTGCTTCATAATATCCTGTTTGGCTTTGTTACCGCCCTGTGCTGCCTTTTTGCATCTTCCGATGGAGAATTTGTTATTCCTGCAAGCAGGCTTCGTTTCTGCCTTTATATGAGTGTCGCTCCTTACAGGAGTGCATCAATATCAAATGTGCTGTCAGTCAATTCATTGAAAGCATCTGAGGAAGCATCGACCATATCATCGTGCTTCGACTCCGGAAATGACTCCATCTGACTGAAATACTCTTCATTCCAAGGTGCTATCAATACATCAACAAAACCATTCTGCCATTGTGCGGCGAATGGTGTGGCTCTCAGTTCCTTGCTTCCGGATACAGGCTGTGCCTTAACATCGAAGCCGGACAGACTGTTGAGATACTGTTTCGCAACAATCTTCCCTGCCGCTCCCGGGTCTTGAGGTATTCTGACCTTGTAGTTGTATCCGTATTTACTGCGGTCGGACATGGAAGTCATTAAGATAAGGTTCTCCACATCGCCCGCCTTAATCTGACGGTTGATGACATCTGCAACAATGAATCTGCCATTCTTCCTGCGTCCGATGAGAACTCCTGCGGTGTAATCGGCATCGCCATTCTCATCTTCATCTGTGGCAGCCAAATCCCAAGCACGACACCAATAAACCACATCATCCGGTATCCTTTCGAGATAACCGTCAATAGGAATTTGCGTCCTCTTGAAATATCTTCCTGCCTGTGCCTTAATCTTCCAGTTACCATAGAGCAGTCGCTCCATATCAACCTCTGTCATGGCTTTCAAGTTTGACAGGTACGATGGGTCGGACTGCATGAGGATTTTGTTATCTTCCAGTCGGCTTGCAATGAATGTGACCGACTTACATTCCTCCGGCTTAATGCCGTGTTTCTCTGCCAAGTCCTGCGGCGAGTCTCCCCAATAGACGACATCGTTGAGGACGCACATATACCGGATAACTCCACTTCGTTCTCGAATAGGGTATCCGGTATCTTGGTCTATCCACCACGATATGAAATCCGCCACCCAACTGTCTGAGTCGGGGTTGCAGGTGGCTCGCACATACGGCTTGATACCGCAGGTGCTTCGGTTTCGGGATAGCATATACAGGAACTGATGCTTCGTGAAATGCGTCAACTCATCAAAGGCAAGGTACGCAATTTCTGTGCCCTGCCATGCCTGTAAATCTTCCTCTCTATCCAAATGAGCAAAGGTCAACTTCGCTCCTGCGTTGAACTTCCAGTGTAGCTTCGGTGTTTTTCTCTGCTGTGCATCCGGCACTTGAGAGAATATCTTCGCACTCGCATCCCATAGACCGCCCTCAGCAGTAATCTGTGTGAAATTCTTTCGGAAGATGACTGCACCGAAGTTCTTGACATCCTTATGCCTTAGGGCCTCGAGCAACAGTGCGTATGTCTTACCACCACCCGCCGCTCCACCGTAGATAACGATGTCTGCCGAGGATGCCATGAACATTGTCTGAGGACCTGCCTGTGGTCCGAGTACATTGTCTTTCGGTGCATCCCTGCCATTCTCCGGTATGAGTATGGTCGGGTACTGCATTTCAATGACATCGGGGTCATCCGTTTCAACATAGCCAAACCTGTTGAGTTCTCCTGTCAGTTCCCCTAACACACGAATAGCCGAGGTATCTCCCTCGACCATTGCTTTCTGTATGAGTCTGACAACAACTGCGGCTTGGTATGTCATATCGTTTTCTTCCAAGCCCATGCGAGCGAGCGTTTCTCTGACATTACCCATCTGCTCCGAAACTGTCGTTTCCATGATGCCTTTTGCCATCTCTCGCATCGTTTTTTTCTGCCTGCGAACCTCCGCAGATTTCAGACCGCCTTTTCTACCACGCTCCCTTGCTTCCTCTTTGGTTCGCACCGGAACTAAATTCTCAGTGCCGGGATGCTCAGATGCCACCTTTTCAGTAGATTTTTCTGCCTTTTTTTTAGCCACAACTCGCTCACCACCTTTCCTGCATACCAAAATGGAGCCGATATAGGAACTCGCTTCGCTCCTATTCGACTCCCTGGTACTTTCTTTGGCTATTCAGTTTGGGCGGCTCACGCCCCATACAGGCGACTTACTACCTCCTTACCTTCGGCTATCGCCTTGGGGATGTCTGTTCCTATCTGTCTGTAAAACTCCGGATGAACAATGCACTCATACGCTCTGCTCATCTTGTCGCTCTCTTCCACTGTGATATTTATTCTGAACCCTTTGGCAATTCTGAGTGCTTTCTTGAAGTCTCCCTCTCGAACTGCATCTCTGACTATATCTGATTTCTTTATCATAACGACCACCTCGTATTTGTTTTATTTGACGGTCGTACGATAACATAGCCTCCTGCCTAGTCAATAGATAAATCAGTATTTATCTTGAATTTTATCAACAGGGTTTCCTCTTCGTGTTTTACTGTATTCGAGCATCTCTTGATACTCTCCCTCGGTACACAAATTATGCAGGTGCTTATATTCGTATCGAGGTTTCCAACTTCCCTCATCGAAGAATGATACCTGCAATGGAGATAAAGCCTCCTGTTCCACTAAGTTCATTCCCCAATCAGTCTTTCCCGCTCTCTTCCCCTTAATGGTGTGAACATCGTAAACCCATTCCGGTACAATGCCATCGGGAAGTTCACAGGTTCTGATGTCGATGTATTCGTGGTCATCCCATCTGACAAGGAACTCTGCATCCATAATGTCGTTTCCAATGGTGCTGCCGAATTTGCCGCATATCTGATACATGAGTACCATGATACCTTTGCAGATGTAAATTTCATCTCGCTTATCCAGTCCTTTGTTTTTATTCACATATCCATCGGACTGTTTCAATGAAACAATCTCCCTTGTGGGAATGCCTTTACATTCGTTTCGGGAGATTACATACAATGTTTTCCAAGCATAGGACAAATCTTTCTGTCTCAAATTATGGATGGCATATCCTGCCAGTTCCATATCAAGTGTGCGTATTCCCTTTCTGAGGTATGCCGCCCACATCTCGCACTTGGTTTTCTTGTCATCATCCGGATTGATAGTGAGTTCTTCATTGTCGGGAGTAGAAGTCGTATCGAATATAGACATCTGTTCTCCCTCGAATGATAACTCGGGAACTTCCCATTCCCCTACCTCTCCGCTAATGTTCTTAATCTCAAGAGCATCATCTGCTACACTCTCGATTTCTTTCCTTGTCTGCCCTACAAACTCTTTTGGTAATCTGCCCGGGTCTGTGACATAGGTTTGGAGGACGAAGTTGCAGGCGTAATAGCAAGCATCCCTGCTCTTCTTAGCATCACATAAGAGTGTAATTGCTTTCGATACATACTGAGTGTCTTTCTCATATCCTTTACGGTTACGATTTCTGACATCATCAGTATATCTCAGAGCGACAATCTCCTTTGCCAAGATACCCCAACAGTCCTCGCATGATACAGTCATTATTCTGTTCCACAGCATTGAATGATAGGAACCAAACAACTCCATTGCTGCATATCCTGCCCTCTCCTTATCTCCCCTACGGATTGCTTTCTGTAAGAGAGATGCCATAGTGAACATATTGTGACCGCTTCTTGTCTCTAAATTGTAAGCCATAATAGACCTCCTTTTCCTTTAACTTTGGCGTATCGTAGCACAACCTCCTGTAAAGTCAAGGAAATATCAGTAAAAATAAGAGGTAGTTCCGCTTATTTACGGTTGCTACCTCCTAACCCTTACATATATCTTATTGGTCTTTAACTGATAGTCAAAATATTTGCCCCACTTGTGCTTCATTAACTCAAAACTGGCTATTTGGTCGTTTCGGGTCTTTTGGGAATTTCCTCCGGAATTTACATCCGTTGCTCCGTGGGAACACAGATACTTTGGCTTGAGGATAATTCTGTTCTTGAGCAGTTCCTGTAACACCGCATCTGTATCGCAGCAATATCCAATCTTTTCATCGAACCTTGCCTTGTACACTTTCTTATTGAACCATCTCAATCCTCCGGATGTACCTGCGAACGTAAACTCCTGTGCATAGTTCCACGGTGCAATGGATGCGTCCACCGCTCCGTATCCTATATCGAGGTCCACCATTAACTGAGCAATCCTCTCGAGTTCCGATGTGATGACCTCCGGGTCTGTAATCTTCTCATTGAAGTCGAGCCTGTATATGAGGTCGTTCATATCGTCATCTATCATGGCGATTACCTCTTCCTCTGAGTTGTCTACAATCCAGTTGACTACCTTGACGATATTGTTTATCTCCTCGTCCGGTACTGCAATCAGATTTTCTTTCGGGATAACCTTGAGGTACTCGGTTTCTTCGGATTTTCTGACAACCACCTTGTAGTATTCCAACAACTTATGCGTGGAAATTGTAGCTGCTCTCTTGTAACTCGGTATGTAGATACCAAACTCTCTTTTGCTCATAGCCACACCTCCGGTATCCTGTATCCCTCGTTGAAGATGTAATCAATGACACTCATGTTCGGCAGGAACGGTTCATATTTCTGACGATATACAACAGGTTCATAATCAGAATAGACGAGGTTGATGCCTTTTTCTCGGTATCTTGCCTCGTCATGGTACACTTTCGCCCCGGTGCCGCTATAATAAGTGTCGGCTCCCATCCTCTCGCACATAATAAGTATCCTGTCATCCTTATGGCCTGTAAGCCGCAGGTCTCTTGTTGCAACCGCAATATCTCTCGCAATACCCATGCGGTCGAGAATGTGTTTGATGATGGCGATGTTCAGTTCCGTGAGTCCGGTTCCATCCACCGCCATGTCTCTGATAATGTCGAGTATTTCCTGCCCCTCCTCGAAATGCTTCGTCTTGGCGTAGGTTTCTTCGAGGGTTCTTACAATCTTTGGAAGCGTCTTTCGAGGCTCCGAAATCATAACATCGCACAACTTCGTGTCGTGATGAGCATTTACAGGAACGGTAATCTTTTGACTACCATTCTTTGCTCTGATAACATTCCAGTTGTGCATCCCTTTTTTGGAGTAACATACATCATCTGACAGCACAATCGCATCACTCTTGTATGCCTTGTAAATTACTCCCATATATGGCAAGAAGTTCGGCTGATGCGATGTAAGTATCATACAGCCACCTCCCTTATCAACATAAACGCTTCCGCATACTTGGTTCCCACGGTAACTCCCCTGTGAACTGCCAATGCTTTAATTCCCTCGAGCGACCTCGCCGCAGGATATTCTCGTAACTGCGACTTGTATCCCTCCATCGCCATGAGTTTGAAGTTAATCTGCTTCGTGATGTCCTCGTAAACATTCGGGATAAAGGCGTTCTGAGTATTCGGGATGTTCCAATCCGTCTCAGATAGAACTTCGTATGCAAGAACTCTCTTTACCTTGTGGTTTCTGTTCGGTCTCAAAGCTACCATTGCTGCATCTGCAACAATCTGATGGTCTCTGTGCATATCTCCTCGATGAGGAATGAATACCTCATCCGGCTGAACCGTATCCACAACATCTGTTAGGATGCCGTTCAATTTGTACTGAGGGATTGTATCAAGTCTCGCTGTCGGAAGTGCCACTCTGATAAAATGACCCACGCCCACATTACTGTGAGCAATCTGCATTTCTCTAAATTCCTCCTTTATGAACTCCTTTGAGTACATCGGGCGTTTTCCCTCAGATACGATGCAAACCCATACATCATCTCCTGCCTCTGCCCTCTTCGCTATAACGCCACCGCATCCAAGGATTTCATCGTCCGGGTGTGGTGCTATAACCAATACTGTCATCTGTCTGCCCTCCTTTTGATTACCTTTGCCGGAACACCTACCGCTGTGCAGTGTGGTTCTATATCTCCAAGAACCACGGCTCCCGCTCCAATAACTGAAAACTCTCCAAGTCTCTGTTGCCCGATGCAGCAAGCCATACTGCCGAGATACGCACCGTCCTCCACGACCACATCTCCATTCATCACGGTCGCTGTCGCTATCCGTGTGTGGTTCATAATCGTGCAGTGATGCTCAATCAGAGATTTGGAGTTTACCATGTTGTTGTCTCCTATGACGGTTCCGATATTGATAACCGCCATCTTCCCAATGAAATTGCCTGTGCCTATCTTTACCGAGTCGGAAATAAGTGCTGTCTTGTCGATGATGTTGATAGTCTCAAGTCCTAATCTCTTGACAGCCTCGAACTGCCTCTTCCTTGGTTCTGTATCTCCTATTGAGATAAAATAGGCATAGTCTCTAAAATTGAAAACCTCCTCGATTGTGGCTGCTAAAATAGGTTTTCCCATGTGGTATCCCTTTTTATATTCATCCACAAAACCGATGAGGTCGTATTCTTCCTTTGCCATAGAGTCATATACCGACTCCGCATATTCCCCGGCACCAACGAATATTACTTTCTTCATTCTTTGGCACCGTCCTTAGCCTGCAAATCTTCTCCGGAGCAGATTTGGTCTTTAATCTTGTCATACCATATCGCCCTCGCATTTATCTTTCTCTTCGAGATTGCAACCTTTGCTCCCTCGATGCCAAGTTTTCTGATGAGGTCGTTATAGTCCAGTTCATTCTTGCAGACAATCATCACATAATCGTATTTCTCGTAATGGATGAGTTCCATCTCCGGGATGCTTCGCTCCTCCATCTCTTTCTTAGTTGCTTTCTCAAGTCCAAGGTCAACGGTAAGGTCTGCTGTCCAGTCTGCCAGTAAGTCCATATCCCAATCTCCGGAATGAGTATTGTCCTTAATGTTGATTGCTCGGAGTTCTGTCTCCGAATATCCAATAAGACGCTTACACAGGATAATCGTGTCCGGGTCCATCTCCTTGATGACGCTCAGTCTCATATTCCCACCGATGATATTGTCATTCTCATCTATGATGAATGAGCCGAAGTCTCCGAAAGTCTCGATGCTGTTTCGGAGTTCATCTTTCTTCTTTTTGGTAATCTTCCTCGGATTTCCAAAGCCTGTCTTAACATCGCCCGCTCTCATTTCAACGGTTTCAATTCTTTTCTCTGCCATAATGTCATATCCTTTCTGTAAAAATGCTGAATTTCGTGATACAATGATGACATCCGTTCTTGAGAGGAGGTGTCATCATGTATAACGGAGACGAAAAGTTAATCAGTGACGGCGTGTATCTGCCGTACACGATGCTCAACTTTTGGCAATGGTCTCTCTCGAATATCCAGTTCGGAATGACAAGAGGAACATTTGCCGATTTCATTGTGAGATGCTCGCTTGACAGTGGTGGTATCATTACACGCCCCGACATCGGTACAGGTTTTGAACCTTACGACCTTGAAGGACCTGTAATACCGTCCATCGGAAGAGTATCTCGTATCGAGGTCAAATCATCTGCATATCTCAACTCTGAGACCTGCAAGTATTCGGAGAGAGCATCTTTCAGCATCGCTCCGGCAAGAGTTCCTGTCGATGGCGATTACAAAAAAGACTCGCCTCAGCAGCGGAACAACGACCTCTATGTTTTCTGCCTCTACACCGCAACAGACAATCGAAGAAACATTCTTGACCTGTCTTGGTGGGAGTTTTTCGTTCTGCCTACATACCGGATTGAAGAAAATGAGAGTCTGTGCAAGCAGAAAACCATTTCCATAAAGCGTGTCAAGGAACTATGTCCTACGCTTTCATTCGATATGCTGTGCAATGCAATCGTGGAGTCGTGCAACTCCATTCCTGCAAATAGTCAAATAGGTTCTACCCCCCCTACCGAACATCCGTTCAGTTTTGAGGTGTAGACTCGAGCCGCTTTTCTCTCTTGAGATGGCGGCTTTTTGCATAAAAATAGACTGCCTCCGGGAATTGAGACAGTCTTGCTCGCTAACGCCAAATACAGAAATATCCCGAACGATTTCTCGCCTGGATACTCATGTCGTCTTTGGGAAGAAGAACTACATGGCTCTACATTTGGATGACATTATGGGGTCTGTTGGCTACTACCATACTATCATTGGAATATTCCAATTTCAACCTTACATTTTTCTTACATTCCAATTCAGTATGTATTGTGCGTTTCGTATAGCCGCAGGGAGCGTTTATTTCCTACATTCCGAGCAAATATACCGCCAATATCTTACAGGCTATTCCTATGTCTCTGTAAACGATTTTCTCACTGATGTTTTCCATCTCAGCAATTTCTTTTACATCATGTGCCTCGTCATCAATATACATTGCGTGCAGTTCTCTGTATCTTCTCTTCGCCTCCTCACTTGAGGAATTGTCAGCCTCTTTCTTATACAGTGCCATAGCCTTGTCGATAGACTGTATCTCGAATGAGTCTCTTTTTCTTTTGTTCTCAACAGACCTTATCCTGTTGTCTGCTTTCTCAACAACATCAAGTCCGCTTCCCATCAAATCTCTCACAAACGCCCATCTCAGTTCAATCTTCTCATCCTCTGTGAACTCTTCGGTCTCTGCCAGTGATGCTTTCACCCTGCGGTAGGATTGGAGTTTTTTCTTTGTGATGCGAACATTCTCATTATCTTTACGCTTCTGAGTTTTCTGTTCTTCGGAACGATATGCCTCAACCGCTCTATCGGCTGCAATGGCTGCTAAGTCGTTGAGTTGTTCCTGTGTTAATGAATATCTTGCCTCTTTCATCAGCCGCCTCCTTGACTTTCTATGCCTTATAGCATATAATTTTTCTTACCAGTATTGAGTCGCTAAGTGAGGCGGCTCTTTTTCTTTGTCATCTCCTATGGCTTCTCGCATTCGGGCAAGTAGCGAAGTGAGAAACATATCCAAATCCAGTTGCTTCATCTGCATTGATGCCAGTGACGCAGGCGACTACATCGCCGCACGGTGTCACAATTCTTTCCTTGCCATGAGGGTCAGTCTTGTAATTGACAATCTTCTCATTCACAGGCATGGACTTTCCCGACTTCATCTTTACAAACCGGATTTTGGCTCCGCAACTCCTGCATCTTCCTTCGTTTCCGTACATCCTTCCTCCTTTCTGCTCGCATCCGCTGCGGCTGCACATACTGCCATAGCATCCTCGAGTCTGATTGCAAGCATGATATTCGTCTGCACATCTCTGATGGAGAACGTGCCAGTCTCTACGCTCGCAGATACATTTGCCTTTGTCTGTGACTGCTTGAATGGATAGCCAGTTTTCTGTCTCTTCTGCGTGAACTTGGTTCTCACACAATCAGTTCTTAACTGAACACCGTCAAGTGGACCATTCTTCGGGTTGTCATTCTGATAAATCTTATTCTCTTCCATTACTTTCTTCCTCCAAAACGCTTTTTCTTGGTAGGGTTCATCCTGCGTGATGCAGGATGCCCTTTCTCTCTCCAAATCTTATCAAAGAAGTAATGGAACATATCTGTTGTTCCGCTTCTCTTATAACTCTGATTTCTTGCTACTTCTCTTGCTAACTTTCTCATCGTGTCGTCTCCTTATCTTTGCTCGCTGATAATTCAGCCATGCCTTAATCAATTTCGTAGTTACCCTTAACATCAATACTCCTCCGGGTCATCGTATCCGTAGTCATCCCCAAATTCATCTGACATATCTTCCTCGTCCTGCGGACCGTCCTCCGGACTTCCATCGGACGCATCATCTTCCGGCTCATTCATAGGGAGTGCAGGTATCTTTCTTCCCTCGAGAACCTCCCCCTCTACAACTTCCGCATATGTCGCAGGCTCCTGTGAGTTCTGAACCTCCATATCGAAGATGCTCATTTGGTCTCTTCCAGTAATAGGTCTGAGTACATACTCGCCCTTCTCATTATCCCAAATCATCTCCATGCCATCGCAGTTCATATCGCCTTTCTGCTCATTCTTGATTTGCAGAACCGAGCCAACCTTATGCTGAAACTTTGGAGTATGTACAATTCTCATATCTCCCTCGATATTCGGGTCTCTGTTCTGAACCGTCTCCTCTGTGAATGACACATCAATCGTGATTGTCATTTTGCCCTCGAGACTGCCCTTTTCCGCCATATTAGCGAGCAGTTTCTGCAACACTTGGTCTGCATCCGTTCTTAACTTCTTGAATGTGTCGTCCTCGAAATGCAGTGTCGTTTCTTCAATGAAACTTCCCATACTATTTTTCCACCTTTCCAAATTGAATATTGTTCTTTATCATAAACTCCTTTACAGACAGTATCTGAGCCTTTGTTCCTCTAATTGTGAACGATGCCTTATAAATCTTGGTGTCAGTATCCTTGTCTGCAAATGGGTCTACAACCTGTGCATCCTTTGACTGTTCCGGTATGCTTTCCGGCTGTCTTGGTGCATTTTCCGCAGGAATTGATACGCTTTCTGCTGCTTTTGGTACGCTTTCTTCCTGTTCCTGCACATTTTCCGGTTCGGTTGGAGGATTGATAGCCTCTGCCGCTTTGGCTGCTTCCTGCTCTCTCCTGCGTTCCTCAGCCTCTTCTCGAGCCGCTTTTTCCTCCTCTGCCTTGCGGTCAATTTCTTTCATTCTGCCAACTTCGCTGAGAACCGATGTCATATTTCTATCCTTACGGAAGTAGTAGTCCTTAGCATATGCCCTGTACTTCTCTTCAATCATAGTCTCGATTGCTCTGAGGTCTGTATCTGTTCTGCTGATTTCCTTAGAAATCTCCTCCTTGCAGGACTTGAGAGATGCCGTCTTATTAAGCCACTTCGGATTGAAAATCATATCGAAGGTCAGAACATCTTCCAACTCTCCGATATTCTCCTTGAAATACGAAATTAACTCCTGCTTCTTATCTTCCTTGACCTTTTCCTCGTACGCCAACAACTGCTCGTCAATCATCGCTATCGGCTCATCTATCATAGCCACAACTTCCTTGACCTCAGCCTCGAACGCTTCGTACGGAGCCATCAACGCTTTCTTGACCTGTATTCTCCTGTCGGAAATGTCCTTTCTCATAGCATTGAGGGTTGCCCTGTCTTTCTTGGCATCCTGCATCTGCTCCTCTGTGTAGGTCAATCCAGTGTACTGCTTCGTGATTTCCGCAACAGCGTTCATAATCTGCTCTTTGTTCCAACCGATTTTTTGAAGGAATTTTCCCTCATCCGGTTGACTGATTACCAGTGATAATTCTTCCATAAATGTCATCCTTTCTGTATTTGTTTTATGACGACCTCAACTCTCGGCTGCTCTGAGTAAAACTTTCTCACTTGAGCATCTACCACCGCTGAGTCATCGTGATATGCCACCAAGTTCAGACTGTCGCAAATTATCTTCCCAATATTATCGAAGTCCGGTTTCTTGGTTGGGCGAATATCCTGTGCCAACATTGCAGCCTTTTTCTTCTTGCTTGCCGATTTCGGGACCTCATAAAATGCGAATATCCTTACATCGAGCATCGCATCATCGGGAAACATATAGCCATGTGCCGTTTGAGAATAATACAGTTTCACGAGATTTTCGTATTCGACCGTTTCTTTCGGCGTATATGCTGTGCTAAATTTCCCTCGGTTTACCACTCTCGGTCGCTGCTTGCCGAACGGCTTGCCAGGAATGGTAAATCTTATCTCATTCATCACTTCCATCCTCTCTGTACACCTTGAGGAAGTAGTCGATAGTCTTTCCGGTCTCGGTTTTCTTTCTCTTGCCCGGACCAACTGTATAGCCGTTCTCGTGGAGAATTGCTGTTACTGTTTTTCTATCCTCGAGTTTGGCAATACTGATTTCTGCAATCATTTTCAGCATCTTCATCCCTCCAATATCTGTTTGGTTGCTGCATATCGAGATGCCGCCTCCCTTTTTCTCCAAGAGAGACCGCTTACCTTGACCGGATAGCACATCTCGAATATCCTGTCATAAATTCTGTTGTATCGAATATCCTCACAGTTCTTCATCTGCTCCATCGTGAGGTTCGTTGTCAGTATGATTGGCTTGTTGCTTCGGTATCGGCTGTCTATGATGTCGTACACCCTTTCAAGGGAGTAGTCCGTTCCTCTTTCTGCCCCGAGGTCATCTATAATGAGCAACTTGGACTGGTTCATTTTCTCAATCTTGCCGTTGTCATCATCGAATGTTCCAACCTCCTTGAGTATCTTGATGAACGATGTCATTACAACTGATGTCCTGCGGTCGAGCAGTTCATTTGCAATCACTGCCGCAGCATAACTCTTTCCGGTTCCCACCGGACCCCACAGCAGCAATCCTTGATTGTCCTCATACATCTTTTCAAAGTTCACGATGTAATTCCGAACTATTTTGAGGAGTCTTGCGTTATCGTCTGTCTCTGTGAACGACTCCAATCTCGCCTGTGACAGTTTGTCATCCATAAGGCTGAGTTTTCTCAATCCCTCTACGACCCTCATTTCTTCCTGTCGCTTCTGTTCCCTGTCGTAGGCATCCCGCTCTTTCTTCTCGCAGGAACACATGATATGTACTTTCATATCCCGAGTTCCTTCCGAACCGTCCATGAGCGGGAACGGTAAAATCTTCTGTGTCGGCTCTCCGCATACAGAACAATGCAGGAGACCGTCTTTTCCCATATTCTCTTGTCTTTCCATGTTATTCCTCCCAGTCTGCATACGGATTGTCGTCATTGTTTCCAGTTGTAGTTACGGTCGGCGTGCCTGTTTTGATAAAATCAGCAAACGGTGTGGTGTCTGATAAAAAGGTCTTTGGATGCTTAATGAATTTCTGCTCCGTTCTCTCATTCAGAACTTTGGTCCTATAATTCTGTGCTGCTTCCAACAATTCAGCAGGAGACCAACCATCTTTTATCCTTGTCTTGTATTTCTTGTAGGCATCGCCTTTTCCAATTTTACGAGGATACACGCTCCACCACTCCTCGAAATCTTTCGTATATCCCTCAGCCTTGTTTTTAGTTTCCGGCTGTTGAGGAATTGTAGGTTCCGATGTGCTGATAGCAGGCTCCTCCTTTTTTACAGGCGGTGCTTTCTGCTGAGGTGCTAATTTCTTAGCGGCTCTCTCTCTGCGTTTTCGCTCCTTATCCTTTTCTCTTGCTGTCATAGCCTTATACCACTGCTCCTGCCATTCTCCCCAATCGTGGAGATACAGGTCTGTGTCAAGGTCTATCCAACCTGTCGTAATGAGTGCGTCAACCGCCTTGAGCGGGTCGATTTCCTCATTCAGTCCAACATAAAGAACCTTTGCGATGTCTGCTCTTGTCGCTCCGATTATCTTGCCTTCACTGTCCGCATTGTTAATGCCCCACAGCCACAGCGTAACCAACATTCCAAGAGCCTCATTTTGACTGCAATTCAACTCTTTGGCGAGAGTTCTCAGTTTTCCACCTACCACCTGTTCGTGAACGCTTATCCACGCCATTGATAGATACCTCCTAAATTCCGGATGTAAGGTCGATAATGGAAATCGGTGCTTTCAGAACCCTGTTGTGCCTGCAACAGTCACACAATTCGCATTTGTCCGGCTCCCTGTCTCCATTCTTAACCATCAACACTCTGTTGATATTTGCAGATACTACGCTCAGAGCCTCATCGAGATAGTTCTGAGTAATCTGAATGATACGGATATCCGGTTCATTCTCCTTTGTTACCGCAGCGATAAAGAACGGCAGTTTCTTTCCAGTATTGAGTTCAACAATTTTCTGATAGATTGCTCCTTGGATGTCGTATCCCCAATACCTTACAAAATCGAGGTATCCGATATCCTTGACCCATTTCAAATCCGTAATGGATGCCATCACTTTCAAATCCACAATGGCAACTCCCGGAATGTATGAGTCCATCTTGATTTTCCAGTCGCACCCAAACAGATTACCTGTCATAATTCGCTGCTTCTCTCCCGAAAGATACTTCATAAAATACTCGTCTCTCTCAATGCGGGCGATGATTTCCTCTGCTTTCTTATACGGTGCTTTCAGTTCGCCTTTCTGAGTGAAAATTTCCGGATTTCTTTTCTTGAAGTCATCCAGTGTTCCCTCGATGTACGAGTCCACATAACTTCCGACCAACAACGCTGTCGATGGCTCCGGCTTCCACCTCTCCTCTAACTTTTCCATTGCTTCAAACTCACACGCCATCTTCCCATAGGTGCCGTTGAAGTCCTTGAACTGGCTTACGGACATATACGCCTTGTTGGCTTCCATTCCGTAATAATTCTCTGCTGTCAACTCCATAATGTCTCCTTTCTGCTACTGAGTGATGTCGAGTTCTTCCGGCTCGTCATCCTGTCCGCCGCTCTTATCTTCAATCTGAGCGAATGGGTCCTCAACCTCGATAACATCCGGCTGATTGTCTCCATATTCCTCATTGCCATCCTCATCAAATGTCTTTTGGTCATCTGCAATCGCTCTCTGCATCTCAACAGACAGGATGCCCCACTTGCTGAGAAGCAACTTAATCACAGTTTTCTTTGCCATCGCATCGAAGTCCGTAGACCACTTGCTGCTTGTCTTGTTGTCATTCAAATCATATCTGTACGACTGTGAATACTTCTTTGCGTGATTCGTTACCTCATTCTTGCTCATATACAGTTCTTTGGTAAAACCGGATACAAGGCGGAACCATGCGTAATAACCGACAATCTTGTCAGTCTCTCCATTCTCTCGCTGATGCGTCTGTGAGAAATCAGTCACAAACTCACACTCTCCTGTAATCGGGTTATACGAGCGAAGTTCGTCCTCGTAAACCTCCGAGCAATTCATCTTCTCGTACTGTCCAGTTCTGATTGCCAACTGGACAAAGCCTTTGTACATCATTTGGAACTGTGCAAGGTCCTTTTTGACCCACTGACCTGTTTCTTTATCCTTGAAACTCTTCTTATACGGAACCAATGCTGCAAATCCGAGATTGCTGTCGATTGGCAAGTCAAACGATGCTGCCACAAACGATGCTGCCATGATACTGTTTGCATCACACTGTTTTAACTGTGGCGATGCTGACACCACATTTACAATGGATGCCATGAACTGCGGTGCTTTCTTTCCAAGAACATCTGTAAATCTTTTCTTGACAGTATCCTCATTCAACAGTAGCTTTACCTGCTGAACCGGACCAACCTGTCTCTTTGGCTGTTCTGCCAACTGCGTGTTTTCTGCCAT